GTACTCGTCATAGTACTTCTTCTGCTGCTCGTAAGTCTTATTCTTTCTCATAATCTTGTAGTATTGTGGTGGGGATTGCTCCCCACCTAGTTAGTTACTCTTCTTCCTCCTCTTCTTCGTCCTCATCGTCATAAGGTCGGGTTTCATCTACTTCGCCTTCATAGCTTAAATAAATATCTTCGTCCTTTGCGATAAGTTCAACATAATCGGCTAATTCGCTTGTGCCGATAAACTGATACAGGTTATCTAACATTCTGCTATCGCCTAATGCTTGGCGCAAGTTATCAAATGCGTTGCAAACTTCCTTGTAGTCTCTTTTTACTGCCATAACTCTTAATCATTAATCTTGTTAACTAATTCTTGCATGTTAGCAAGTCTCTCTAGCGTCTGTGAAGATAGGGCTATACCACATATCTTCGCTGAGTTCTTGATATTCATCGCCTTATCTAGTAAAGCGAGTGTGATGATACAAATATCATCGCTTGTAAGTGTTATTGTCTTTTCCATTGCCTTAATTGTTTAATGGTTTATTACTCTTTCCACCAATCGGAAACGTCACTTCTCTTGAGGTGTCTCACTTCCAAAAACTCTTTGAGGGTGCTGCAATAAGTATTCATAGAATAGCAATCACCCTTCAATATAACATGTACTTCCTTAGCCATAATCTTATTTTAATGTTGTTATTGTAATTCTTGAAATAACTTCACAATCTTTTGATGATACCCAAAGAGCCTTTAGTTCATAAGTTGTGTAGGAGTTGCCGTGTTCGTCCTTACTGCGTCCTACGCACTTGTAACCAAACGATTTTAGGTCACTTTTAAACCTGTCCATCATCTCATCATTATAGCTTTTTGATGTATGTATAGGGCTCATTCTTACTCTGCCGTCTGCAAATCTTTCGATTTTGCGGAAATCTACCAAATATTTTTCCATAATCTTTTTTCTGTTAGGCGTGGGGAGGGGCGTTAGCCCCGCGGGGGCGCTGCCCCCTTATCTCCCCACATTGTTACTTACTCATTTCATACACCCAATATAAACCTTCATGATTTAAGGAGTACTCTTCTGCCTTATCTCTTGTGTCGAATTGTGCAACAACTTCGGGTTTCCTGTCGGGTTCGCATACGTAGTCTTTTACTACGATGTAGTCCTTCATGCACTTGCCTTCATCTTTGAACACTCCAAAGTATTGTTCGAAATCTTTGAACACAAGCACATCAACAAGTTTACCTCTGTACATTACAGGAAACTTCCCGATAAACGGATATTCTCCCCAAAACTCTTTGATGTACTCATCATTGTCTTCATATATGTTAGGGCGAACCTCATCTTCGTCTGCAATTACGTAACCTTCTTTGGTGTAGAGAAGGTCACAAATGTAATAATCTGCTAACTTTGCCATAGTCTTACCCTTTCTCTACTAGAAAAGCGAGTACTTTGTCTTCATCTGTGTAAGCTATAAAAAGTTTGGGTGTTAGTATTTTTACGTTCCACCCTTGCTTTGTCAGTCCTATAGTCATACCTTTCAAGTATGCCTTAGCGTAATTCTCTGCTTTGAAACATACGCCTAAATCTTGAACTCCGCTTTCGTCTATTCTTTTAATTGTGTACATAGTTGTCGTTGTTGTTAAAATGTTCTACAATAAAGTGCAGGTGTACGTTTGCGCCCAACGTCTGCAAGTCTTATGCAGCCTAACTCCCTTCGTTTAACGTCCGTGGGTTGACGTGTTTCGATGTTTCTCTAGTCTAACACGACTAGCGTTTTTACATCTTGCGTGATGAGTGTTTGAGACTTCTTTGTCTTGTTGCTTTGAGAGTCGCAACTAACTCGGTGTACGATGTCCTCGGTGTTTGTCCTGTGTCTACCTCAGTGTTTTGCCTACTTAACCTATTTGTATAGCGTTCGTTACTAGCCAAAATATCTCTAAATGTGCCATTGCTACGCTGAAATCAAAATAACTTGATTTCAGGTGCAAATTTAAGCAAAACTTTAATACCATCCAAATATTTTATAAAGAAATGCTTAATATTTAACGCTTATTAATAAAGTGCCGCTTTAATTTCACAGATATTAAGTAAAGATATGCTTTATTTTTCGTATCTTTGCACCCAATTAATTAAGAACAACTTTATTATGGTACAGATACATTTAAAAGAGATATTGAAAGAACGTGGAAAAACCAACAAATGGCTAGCCACAGAACTAAATGTTACCGAGGTAGCGATAAGCAATATCGTACGTGGAAAGAACTATCCAACGTATGATTTATTGGAACGTATGGCAGAATTGCTAGAAGTCAAGATGTCAACTCTTCTAGGTGAGGAACCTTTAAAGGTTGTTGATGACTCTAAAGAGTTTGCAGCATTCGTGAGATATAAGGGTATTCATTATACCGCTGATACCCTTGATGAGTTCTTTCAACAGGTAGATGAATTGAAAACAATAACAAGATGGATGAAGTAGGAACATTTAGAAGCAAGGATGGTTATATAGTCCATGTAGTTGGCGAAACACATAATTGCTATTATCTGTATTGCAAAGAAGAAGGAGCCATGATGTCGGCTCCCAAACGTAGCGTAAGCGAAACTTATCTTAGGGTTTGTAACATAGGCTTTATTGATTGCAATAAGGTTAGTGAATTCAAAGAGATTAAGGAAAGTGTGGCTTACAAAGTTTGGCGTGGAATTTTGATGAGAATAGGTAAAGGAAATTATGAAAATGTACAATTGTCTTCTGAGTGGCATTACTTCTCATTCTTTAAAAAGTTTCATGATGCTAATTATCATGAAGGCTTTGTGATAGATAAAGACTTGCTATCCGGAAGATACGGAAAGATGTATTCTGCATACACTTGTTGTTATATCCCTCAATCTCTTAACTCAATAATAAGAGAACGTTCAAAAGAATTCGAGCCATTCAAAAAGGATGAGCAAGGGAATTATTTTTTCTATTATAACGTGGGTAGTGGTTATTACAATAGGTCGCATATCATTAAAGCAAAAACAATAGAGGAGATTTGCGAGAAGTACGCTCTATATAGATGCACTAGGGTTTTGGCTGCATATCAAGAGTATTGGAAATACCTTAGCGATGAGGCAAAGCGTGCGCTATCGGTTCTTTATGACTTCAAAAACTATTATGAGCGAATATACTCGTTGTGTATCCACGACCCTTATGTCGTGATGCATCAGCTAGACGATGGTCTTTTGTGGTGAGGGCGTCAGCCCCACAGGGCATGGGGAGGGCGCTTGCGCCCGTGGGGGCGCTGCCCCCTTATCTCCCCCGAGGATTCTTCACTCTCACCCATAAAAGGTAGGAACACACAAGAGAGAACAGAGAGAGTACAGGAAACCACAACAACCAAAGAAAACAATTTCCCTAACTAGAAAAATAAAAACCGTCTAAATCGTCCTTCAAAAAGCCTTAATTCTAGATGAGCGCATTATCCGGCACAAAACCATGAAATCTACGAAAAACCCACAAAATAGGCTCTAATCTGCTTGCAAATGGCTCTTAAACGGCTCAAAACTCACGAATTTGGGAGAAATCCCGACCAACTGCCCGAAAATCGCAAAAATCGGCAGAAATGAGCGACTTTAGCGTTGATTGCGGGTGAAAATCATTCAAAAAGGATGAATACGGCTAGTTAAAGTTTGCTAACGAACTCCTTGCGCGCGTGCGTACCTATTAATGCAAAACCCCTTTTTTGTTTGCAAAGAATCTTCTTTTATGAAATAAGAACTTTCTTTACAACTTGCTTTTATTCTCCCTCGGAAACAACTTAAACTAACTTGCTTATAATTAATCACTTGTCTTTTCTTTACAATAATCACGTTTTCTTACAAAATGGGTCTTCTAGAGGGCGAAATGGGAGGAGAAGAAGGGGTGAGTTGCGCCCCGAGAAAGAAATTGGTGGGATTTTGGGCGATTTTGAACGTGGTTGGAACACGGCAAAACCGAACTTCAAATATTATATATTTGCCCTCGAAACATCAAATAATTGCAATTATGACGGAAATATTATCAAAAATCCCAAAGCATTTGACCTCTTGCCCTGTACTCACGGACAAAAAGGAATGGGTCTTAGGTGCTGCATCATTGGCGCTTGGCGTTGGCTCCTCTCTCTTCGGTGCTAACAAGGCGAAGAAGGCGGCTAGAAGGGCACAAGCGGAGAACACGTACAGAACGAACGCTGAGAAGGCTTGGTACGACAAGAACTATAATACTGACTACCTTGACACGAAAGCGGGACAGAACCTCATGAGGAGGGCTAAGGAAGTACAGGACGAGTACGTCCGCAAGGCTGATGGTGCTGCTGCCGTTGGCGGTGGAACTGCTGCAAGCGTGGCGATGGCGAAGGAGGCAGCTAACAAGGCTATGGGCGACACGATAGCCAATATCGCTGCACAGGACACGTCTCGCAAGCAGCATGTGGAGGACGCTCACCTTCAGAACACTCAGCAGTTGTCTAGAGAGCGTCAGCAAATCGAGCAGCAGAAGGCGCAGAACACTAGCGATGCGGCTCAAAATGCGTCAAATGCTATGTTCAATTTCGGTGTGAACCAATTGGGGTCAGAACTCGAAGGTGCTAAAGCGGTGAAAACCAACACTTTAGGCTCAAACGGAAAGCCAATTGATAACACAATTGTAACACAACAAGACAAAACCGCTCATTCTGCCGCTACTGACCACTTGGCTGAGAGCATGATGTCTCCCGAGGAGAAGAACCAATACCGCTTGAAGAAGGCAGTCGGCTTGTCGGGGCTTGGGTAGCAGCTAGAAGGTGGAGCGGACGAGAGGCAAGACAGGTGAGACGAGGAACGAGGCGATGCGTAAACATCCATCCCAAGACCCCCACCCCCTTTGACCACCGTTGCAAATTATAGTAGAATAATACAAATAAAGAAATTCTGCTTCCCCCCACCCCCTTTTTCTGGATTTCGGTTTTCCGATTTTCCCCACCCCTGAATTTTCGGGAAGTGTTAATGAAGTTAAACATTAAAACAAAATAGATTATGACATTTAAAGAAGCAAAAAAGATATTGGAGAAGGAAGGTTTTGAGCTTGATGGACCGGGTAAACCTCACACTGTTAGTGAATATTTTACTGAATTCGAGGATCCCAACATTTATGAAGCTATGCAAGTAGTTAGTTCTACAGGTTATTCTATCATAATGCTTGCGAGCCGCCTTGAAGCACGTAAGGCTCGCTTGAAGAAGGAGCTTGAAGAGCATGCTAACGCACCTGCCTCTGGTAAAGAGAAAGCAAAGGAAGGCAACCCTGCCCTTAGAGAATCAGCCTCCCAGTTCAACGATGCTTTGTTGGATGAGCAGGCGAAGAAGATTAAGCGTCTCGGCAAGGAGATTTCCAAGTTGAACAGCATCATCCATGACAAGAACGCTGTTTTGTCTGACGTTGCAGAGGAACTTCGTCTTACAAAGATTCGTGAGAAGAATCTTTCCGAGTTAGGTCTGAAATATGTTTGGGAGAATGAGAAGTTGAAGAAGGAGCTTGCCAATAAGGTTGTTGACAAGATTGATGCTCAGGCTTTGAAGAGCGCCGAGAGTGCTCTCGCTTATAAGGATAAGGTGATTGCCGACTTGACAAAGAAATTGAATGTTAAGCACAAGAAGTATGTATATTACAATGGCACAATCGTAGCAGTTCAGCGGCTTGTCAACACCCTTGCAGGTTACGCAGCAAAGCGTTATTATAAGGAATTATGCGACCAGATGGTTGATATTGCAGAGGAGGGCGCAGACCTTTCTGGCGTAAAGGTATTGTGCGGTAAGGATATTGATGATGTATTTAAGGAAAACAAACGCTTATGGCAGGAGTAAACAATAATCAGAATACGCAGCAGCCTCGGAAGAAGCCGGTAACTATCGGCGGCTATCCTGAGGCTGTGCATGACCTGATGAGGGCGAAATATCCCGATTATGATCAGGTGATGAATGGAGGCAACGGAGGGACCGCGGGGGTTAATGGCGGTGCTGGCGTTAACTTCTTCGGGAATGGGGGCGGTGCTACCGGTAAGTTTGAGGCTCAGCCTGTTCAGCCTGGCGCAGCACCTGTTACAGACTTCACCCAGATGCCTAAGCAGGAAGAGTTCGTTCCGCAGGGAAGCGGTAATGCTAACCCTGCCTTGGGACCAGTACAGACTCCTTATATGGGCGATGCAGCAGAGAATACTCCACAGCCTCAGAGCAACTTTGAGGGAATTCCGCAGCCTTCTACTGGTTGGAATGCTGACGGAACACCTCGCTATGATACGCTTTCTACTGCTCTGGGCGGCTTTCAGATGCCACAGGAACAGCAGGTTCCAGAGTTTGAGGCTGATCCTAAACAGAGGGATGGCGGCTTTTTCAGTTGGCTCGGCAAGGTTATGCCGAAGAGCAGACCGGGAATGAGAGAGGGCGAGACTCCAGACGAATATGACCGCCGAATCACTACCAACCGTGAGAATATCGCTGCCTTTGCTGATGCTATTCGCCACATGGGAAACATCGTGAATACGTCGAAGGGTGCGCCTCTGCAGGTGTTCAACGACCCTACTGCCATGATGGAACAGGGTTATCAGAACCGCAAGGCTCAGAGACAGAAACAGGCTGCTCTTGATGCGGATGCTGCCTATAAGCAGGCAAATCTCGACCTAGATAACCGAAAAGCACAGGCTGATCAGGTTTATAAGGAGTATCTTATGGGGCTTCGTGGTGAGGGTAATCAGCTTGCCAAGGATAAGTTTGAGTACCGAAAGGATAAGGATGCGGCAGCTGACCGGTATAAGAAGGATAAGGATAAGCGTGACTTTGAGTATAAGAAGGAACGTGACAAGGTGAAGGATGAGCAGGCTAAGCAGCGTCTGGCTATTCAGCAGTACAACGCTACCCATAAGGGGCGTGGCGGCGGTGGACGGTCAGGCAAGAGCGGTAGCGGATCGGGAGCCAAGTACTGGTTCGAGGATAAGAACGGCAAGATGCGCTATCAGCCTAACAAGACCATGTGGGAACAGGAGTACTACCGTGAATACGGCAAGCTTCCGCAGGGCGAGACATCTACTTCTACCAGTACGAAGACCATCAATCCGAAGACTGGCGCAGAGGTAACGACCACCACAAGAAGAAAGGGCGCATCTGTTACCAGTCAGGCTGCAGCTTCGCAGAATGCGGCTAGGAATGCGAGAAACAGACCGAAGCCTGCCGGCAAGTCGAAGAACGGCTATAAGAACACAAAGAAACTTGGATTATAAACATTAATATATAATATATGGCTGGAGATAAATTTGACCAACTTTATAACGCCTTGAAAGCCGATGGCGCAGTATCGGGAACTAGAGAACATTTCAGACAGTTCGTGTATGCGCCCGGCAAGCAGGGCTATCATAACAGAAAGCAGCTCTATGATGCGCTTCATGCTGATGGTGCTGTTTCCAGTAATTCGTATGAGGAGTTTGCGCAGCGACTCGGACTTCATGCAGTAAATCCGAAACCTCAGCAGCAGAAGCCAGTTCAGCCTGTCAAGAAGCAGACTATGAAGCAGACTATGAAGCAGAGAGCGCAGGAAGTGGCTGCTCAGTATCGGAAGCCAAGGCAGCAGAAGGCTCAGCAGCCTAGAACGGCTACCACTTCTGGTACAGACTATATGCAGAACTGGCGGTTAATGCACATGCGCAACGACCAGATGAACCCGATGCAGCAGGCTCAGGCTAGTAATGCGCGCGCGCGCATGCAAAGAGCACAAGAGCAGTCAGCACGTCAGGAGCAGCAGAGAGCTACCCCTATCAGCAGAAGCAGAATAACCCCTACTGCCAAGAACTTCAACGAGACGATGCAGCAGCTTTCTACTCCAGAGGCTAGACAGGCTAGAGCCAAGCAGCAGAGAGAGGACGATGCTAGAGCACTTGCCCAGTATGAGGTTGAGGGCAACAAGTTCGTAAGAAATGACGGCCAGTCCGAAGGTATTTTGGGTAATGATCTGCTCGAACTTGTAGATTCTTCCATGAACGAGGCACAGGAATTGACACGTCAGCAGTATCAGCAGAACCTTGACGAGAAGGGCGGCATCTATGCGCCTCAGTCGGTAAAGGAACAGGCTTTCCGTGATGCTCAGACACAGGAACAGGTGAACCGTCAGAACGTTCTGATGAACAACCTCAGCAGCAAAATCAACGAGATTTACTCGCAGAAGGGAATGCAGCGCCATATTGCCGAGAGCGCAGAGAAACTGAACATGAGTGTGGAGGAATACGTGGACAAATACGTTACTCCAGAGATTATGAACTATGCTCAGAAGGCTCTGACGATGCGAAATCAGGAGGAAATCATGCCTCATGGTGCGCTTGACTATATTGCCAAGAACCTAAGCAATTCTATTATCGGTATGGTGGTGGCTCCATCTGTGATGTCTAGAGATACAAGACAGAGATTGCAGGAAGGTATTGCTATTGCGGATGGTGATGCGGAGATTCAGAAGGTTGCCGGCCACAAGGATGAAACCTACCGCTCGGGAATCGGTACGAGATTTGCATCTACTGCCGTAAACATGGCTGCAGATTCCGGTCCGCTTGCCGTAATCGGTGCCGGCGCAAGTGCTGCCGTGAATACTGGAACCAGAGTTCTGACTAACGGACTGGTGAAGGCTGGCGTGATGAAGGCAGCTCAGAAACTTACCGCCCAGCAGATGGCTTTCAAGGTGGCCAACATGACTACGGCACAGAAGATCATGTCGGGATTGGGAACCAGAACAGCAACAGGTGCGCTGAACCTTGCAGGATATTCGGGTGTGACTGCTGCCTTGAATCAGGCTTCTACTGGCGATGATACTTCGCTGCAGGCTATCGGCGAGGCTGGTCTGAAAGGTGCTGAGCATGGTGCGGTAACGGGTGCGATGTTTGGAGTTTCGGGCGCAATCATGTCTCCTTGGGTTTCCAAGTTCGGAATCACCGGCATGGAGAAGAGTACTGGCGAGCGGTTGCTTCATGGCGCACAGAAGTTTGGTGCTACGGCTGCCGGTCTCGGCGTTGAGGCTGGAACCATGATGGTGGCCGACAACGTGACCGGTGATAAGGATATTTCCTTCGGCACTTGGCTGGAAGACGTGGTGATGGTGGGTGCTTTCAAGGCTGGTGAGCCTAGCAACTTCGTGAAGATGGGCAACATTCTGCATCATCTTACTCATAATGACAATCCTCATTTTGTGATTGGCAAGAATGCCAGCGGCTCTCCTATCGCCGTGGATATTCGTCTGACTCCTGACGAGAAGAAGGAATTGATTTCTTCTGCATCGGGCAAGAATCTGATGGATGCTTTCGTGAAGGTGGACCGTGCATCGAAGACAGCTCCAAGAGACCCGAAGTATAAGACCGCCTACACGGATTTTATGAACGACCCAGACGTTTCTCAGAGCACCAAAGAGAAGGTGAATGCGGCCATGGGACTGTTTAACACGACAAGAGGCAAAAGCTACCGCAGCGTGAACGACGTGAAGAACAAACAGATTCTTGAATATACCAAGAACGGAACGCTGCTTACACGTACCTCTTACAAGAATGCCGATGAGCGCAGAGCTATTCTTTACAAGCAGAAGCTTTATCGCGATAATGACGATATGATGTCGCTGATGGGCTACGCAAGGATGAAGGATATGCAGTTCATAGATGATGATGGAACTGTCACTAATCTAGCGTTTAGATTCCTTAAGGAAAACGGATATGACGAGAATAAGGATATTACAGACCCGAATAATGCCCGACTGATTAATGAGTTGCGCAACCAGAAGAGTGCGCTCTATCTTGACTGGACGAAGTATGCAGATAAGAACGGCTTGCTTGGCTACCTCAGATCAGAAAGCAGAGGCATTACTAATAACTTCATGGCTTCTATCAAAGAACTTCTTGGTAAAGAAGGAAGCATTGTTATTGATATTGACAAAATCATGCGCAAGGACCCAATGAAGCGTACCGATGAGGAGAACAGAATCTTCTATCATGTGAAGAGAGCACTCGAAGATGAGCTTTTCCCTAGCTGGAGACCACACGCAGACCAGTCTGCAAGCCAAGGTAAGACGGTTGCCGAGGAGCATAGTCTGGGAACTGACAACCCGGATAGCGGCGTGGTAGTTGATGAGTTGCGCAACCTTCGCAATGCCGAACAAGCCCTTGATGCAGCGATGGATAGCAACGATGTGTTCAAGCAAACCTTTGAGCAATTACACCAGCAGGGTTTGACACCGGCACAGATTTACGATGCACTCATTCAGAATGGATTGACCCAAGAAGAGTTGACCCCACTTGCCCAATATATTAATGCGAACGCTAGAGTGCAGGGTATGCAGCAGGCTACAGCTGATGCTATAGAGGAAAACGTGAAGAGCTTTATTTCCGATTGGAGCTATCACGGAACCTTGAACGGTCAGCCGATGAATGGCGAGCAGGCTTTGTACGTGCAAGACAGCAGCGGAAGAACACTTCTTGTTGGTTCGGGTGATGTTGCTTTCGACCAGACTACAGGTAAAGCCAAGGAAGGCAGCGGTGATATGCTTGTCTGTCTGGACCCTAATACCAAGGAATTGGTTTATGTAAAGGCAGACGATGTTACTCTGTTTCAAAATCAACCTATCGACCAGTTTGCTGCAGAATATCGTCAGAGATTGCAGATGAAGAACTCTGAGCCTTACAATCAGGCGGCACAGGAGCAGGCTATGTTGGATGCTGCCAAGCCTCAGCAGGAGGAACAAGAGGCACCACAAGATAATACCACAAAATCGGAAGATAGTACCACAAAAGAGGGTGATTTAACAAAAGTTGATACCACTTTAACAAAAGTTGATACCACATCGGGCGAAGATAATACCACAAATGAGAACTTAGCACCACAAGAGCAGCCTCAACCTAGCAGAAAGTTTGCCGATGGTTCCGATGTTCCTATGGCTACGGATAGTAAGGGAAGACCTACACCAGACTATGCTAGTATGACTCCTGAGCAGAGTGCGGAGATTCTTACTGAGGATTTCGGGGAGAATGCCGAAAAGGTGGTTGACGGACAGATTAAGAAAGCTGAGAATGCTTTGAAGGATGCCGAGAAGATGAAGGTGGACTATACCGCCGAGCCTAACGACATCATGGAGCAGGAGGCTTTGAAGACTAAAACCGTTGAGGCTGCCAAGCAGCAGCTAGAGCACGCTCAGAATATCAAGAAGACTATGACTGCCAAGAAGGTTGCTGAGACCGTGGGTAAGACAGAACAGGCTGAGGGTGCACATGAAGCTGGTAGCGTGGCTGCACAGAAGTTTGTGAATGCACCTAGACTTGTAGGCAACAAGCGCACAAGAATGCTGCCTGACGGAGAGACAAAGATTAAGGGACACTATGAGATTGTTCCGGCTGAAAGTCTTACTCCTTCTCATGATGTGAATAATGACTACAAGAAATCGGAGGGATTCCCTACCGATGCTGAGGGCAGAACCGTGAATGACCGTGACTATGAGCACGACAAGGCGGCTCAGCAGAATACGGACCAGATTGCCCGAAAGTATAACGGTATGGCTATCGAGAATGTGCCAGTGGTATCTGACGAGGGTATCGTTTATGATGGCAATGGTAGAACGATGGCAGGACAGAAGGCGGCAAAGGAAGGCACGGACGCAGAATACATCAACGACCTCTTGGAGAATGCCGAGAACTTCGGCTTTACCAGAGAGCAGATTGAGCAGAGCGGAATCGAGCATCCACGTCTGGTATTGGTGACGGATGAGAGATTGCCATACGATGCAGCTACCTTTGCCAAGTTCAATCGCAACGAGAAGAAGACTCAGAGTAATACCGAACAGGCGGTTGCCAAGGCTAAGACCTTAACTTCTGACGAGGTAGGCGCGATTGTTGCCGAGATTGAGGGAAATGGTTCTCTTGATGCTTTCTTTAACAATTCCAAGGCAATAAATGACTTGGTGAAGACGTTAGTAGAAAAAGGCATCATCGGACAGAACGAGGTGGCACAGATGATGGATAGTCCTGAGCGACTTTCTGCACAAGGCAGGGAGTATGTGAAAAACCTTCTTTTGGGTTCAATCTTCAAGCCAGAGACTATCAGAATGCTGGGCATCGACTCTACGGTGAAGAATAAAGCTATCAACGCTATCCGCTCGGTAATGGACAACATGAAGTTGGGCGAGTTCTCTCTTCGTGATGAGATTGATCAGGCTATCCAGTTGCTTTATGAGGCAAGACAGGGCGGTAACAAGGTTGATACGCTGCTGAGAACACCAGACATGTTCGGTGAGGATGCAGCTAAGCGTTACTCTTCTATCTCTCAGATGATGGCTTTAGCCTTGGAGGGCAAGGTATCTGATTTCAGAGATTTGCTTGACGAATACAACCGCATCGCTAAGGCTAGAAATACTGGCGAGGGCAGTATCTTTGAGGCAGCTCCTACCAAGGAAGAGTTAATTAATGAGTATTTGAACTTTAAAAAATGGCAAGATTATGGAACAGGACATTCAGAAATTGAAGGAAGAAATGATGTTTCAGGCAATGAAGAACCTCAACAAGAAGCATCAGGAGGAAATGAACCTGCAGAAGCAGAGCGACCAAGAGTAGAAGAGGCTGACGACTTAGAAAACAAGGAACTCGAAAGTCGCATTGAGGTGACGGACGAGGAAACCGAGACTCCATCAAAGAATGGTCCTATCATGAAGCAGAAGATTCTGATTGATGGAGACAAGGAGGTTATCAAGGTTGATGAGCCAAACGAGAAGGGAGAATACACCGGCTCATACTACGAGTATGATGGCAAGAAGTTTGGCGACCTGAATGAGGTTGTAGAGCATATTGACGAGGCGAATGCAGACAAGTTGACAGATGTAGAATCTGATTGGCAAAATAAGATTGACGATTATATCGCCGAGCACTACCCACACCATAACGGTGTTCGTTCTCGCACGCCAGAAGAGCAAGCTGCATACGATGCTGAGACTGAGGCAATGAAGAATGATCCAGTTTTGGCACAGATGCGCAAGGATGCTGAAAATGCTTATAAGGAAGCAGAAGGCGGTCTCCCACTCCTTCCTAAAGAAGAGAATCCTGACCCTACTTTTGACCCGATTGCGGCGGCCGCCCAGGATTTCAAGAAGGAGCATCCTCTGACAGAGGATGAGATCATGAAGACAGACGTGGATGATTTGTCCAAGGATATGGCTCTTGATTATCTGAACGGAGAAGTGACAGATGATTTGCATCGTGCTATCTATGAAAGTATCTTTGCCAAGACCAGAGGACAGAAGACTGAGCCTAAAGTAGAGACTCCTAAAGCGGAGCCATCTGCTGACCCTATGGAGGGAATCAAGAATGCAGCAGAAGGGTTCGAGAAGGAGAAGAAAACTAAGGCTGAGACAGAGAAGAAGCCTCAGCAGACTGCTGACGATGCAGCAGTAGCGGCTTCTAACAAGAAGGTCAATGACCTTTGGGATATGCTCAAGAATGCCGGCAAGGATGAAATGTCTGCTTCGTTTGTTGGTCTTAACTCTAGACAGTTGGAGGTATTGCCTAAGCTGGTGAGCGCCATGGCAGAGAATGCTTACCTGAGAATCAAGAGAGGTATGCACAATCTTGAAGACGTGGTGAAGGAAATGCGCAAGGAGTTTGCTCCTGCTGCCAAGATTTTCAAGAAGGAAGACGTGGATGCTATCTATGAGCAGATGATGAATATCCGCTATCGTGATGGTGAGCAGCGCATGAGCTTGAAGGAGTGGGCTGACTACTACGAGAAGACTTCGCCTAAGCATCAGGAGAATCTGGTGGGTGACTCCAAGACTGCCGAGGAAAGAAAGATGGCTGAGAAGAAGTTTATTGATGTCGTGAACCTACAGCTGGGCTTCAAACATAAGTTTAACGGTATTGTTGAGCTGAGAAAGATAGCTGAGAGACTCGGTTTGAAGGATATTAAGGACACAGACCTTCAGGAACTTGCTGAAACTGCTATTGTTAAGCGAGCAAGAGGTATCGCTTCTTCTGAATCAACCAACGATGCCGTGAAGTTTGAACGTATCAAGACGCTCTATGAGAATCAGCCTAGCCTCAACCAGAGAGATTCTGAGCGAGTGATGAAGCAGCAGTACTCTACCCCTGCCCCTTACGCTTTCCTTGCGGATATGTATGTGAAGGGAAACGGCAAGGTAATTGAGAGTGCTCTGGAGCCTAGTGCCGGCAACGGTATGCTTACCATCGGCTTGCCAATGGATAAGGTACATGTGAACGATATTGATGCACAGCGATTGGCGAACCTGAGAAGACAGGGCTTCAAGAACGTGACGAGTCAGGACGGAACCCAGCCTTTTGCAGACAAGGACGTTGACGTGGTGGTAACAAATCCACCATTCGGTAGTGCTACCCCTAAGGAGTATGACGGCTACAAGATTTCTTCTTTGGAAGGACAGATGGCTATCAATGCCTTGGAGAGCATGAAGGACGATGGTCGTGCTGCGATTATCATTGGCGACAAGACGGAATACGCCAAGAACGGAAGTCTGAATCCGAAGGATAAGGCTTTCCTTGGTTATCTCTATAGCCACTATAATGTGGAGGACGTGATTAATGTGGATGGCGGTCTCTATGCAAAGCAGGGAACCAGCTATCCTACACGTATTATATTAATAAACGGAAGACGCTTGGACGAGAATGTCTTTCCACCAGTAAAGGATAAGGCTAGAGCCGAAGCCGTGAAAGATTATGACGAACTTTATAAACGAATTGAAGATGATATACTACGAGGTGAACGGATGGATTCTTCCATCGGAGGAGAAACAAGAAGTGCTCAACCAGAACTTGATAAACAAGGCGCTGCTGGTACTCCTAAAGAGAGAGTACGAACACGAGAACGAGGAGGAAGCAAACCAGATGGTGAGCGAGAGTCTGACCTATTTGATTCCACTTCCGTATCAGGAACCCATGATGACTTGGAAAATCAACGAGGAACCGAGTCAGGAAAAGATGGAGGATTTTCTGACGGAGATACTGGAGCAAACGGAGCAGGGACAAATGTTGCTCGGAGCGATGGGGCAGGAAATAACTCCAATCCCGAAGGACGAGTATTGGAATCAAGAGGAAATGGACAGTCTAACACTCAGCTTCATGATAATGAATCTTCCGTGCCCGGGAGCGGAGGGGGATCACGGCGACAACTACAGCGGTTGGATCAGCCCGTACGTGGACTAAGTACCGAGAAGGTTACTTATTCTCCAAAGAGTGAAAATCCATTCACTCTGAAAGCAGTTATGCCTGCCGATCAGCAGGAGGCAGTAAACAAGAATCTCGAAAAGTTGGGCGATGCCGACCAGTTCCTTGTTGATGAACTGGGCTATAATGATAAGGATGATTTGTATTCTCATCTTGCAGCAGAGCAGGTTGACTCTGTAGCCCTTGCCTTGCAGCAGGCAAAGAAGGGCAACGCCTTTATTGTTGGAGATCAGACTGGTATCGGTAAGGGAAGACAGGCAGCATCGTTTATTCGTTATGCGGTAAAAAACGGCCAGATACCAGTTTATTTTACTCAGAAAGCTCACCTATTAAGTGATGTTTATCGTGACTTGGTAGATATTGGTAGCCCAGAGCTGAGACCATTTATTTTGGGTAGCAAGAAAGAGGCAACCGTCACCGACTCTGACGGAAATGTCGTATATCCAAAACCTTCTGACGCAGAAAGGGACCGCGTTCTTGCATACATTGAAAAGAATGGTAAACTTCCAGAGGAATATGACTATGTATTAACAACCTATAGTCAAGTAGGCAATGGTGTTTACGAGTTTGACGAGAATGGTGCCCGAAAAGAGAAGAAACTTGCGAAGGGTAAGACATTCGGCGCTGCTGCCCTTAGCGGACAAAGAAGACGTGATGCCATCGAAAAACTGATGGGCAACGCCTATCTTATTCTTGACGAAAGCCACACGGCTGGTGGCAATAGCGGACAGGGAAACTATTTCCAACACATTATTCAGAAGGCAAAGAACGTTACCTTCTTCTCTGCAACCTTTGCCAAGAGACCTGACAACATGCCTATTTATGCTTTGCGTACTGCCATGAACGAGGGCGGTATGAAATCATCCGATTTGATTGATGCGGTAAAGCGTGGTGGTGCAACCTTGCAGGAGATTATGAGCCAGACCTTGACACAATGCGGTCAGATGATTAGACGTGAGCGAGATATGACTGGCGTAACCATCGACTGGAAGGCGATTGATGATCCTGAGCGAGTACAGGAACAGCGAGAACAATATGATAGTATCATCGGATTGTTTAATGATATTATCAATTTCCAAAAGAAATATGTTTCAAGTTACGTGGATGAGCGTAATGATGAGCTGGCTGCCATTCAGTCTACTATGGGAATCAAGAAGGGTACGGCTGCACTGGGTATCAAGAACCAGCCATTTGCCAGCAAGGCGTTCAATACCGTTCAGCAGGTACTTCTCTCCTTGAAAGCGAAGTCTGCTGCAGAACGTGCCATCGACTATTTGAAGCAGGGTATGAAGCCTGTGATTGCGTTGAGTAATACCAATGAATCGCAGACTGATAAGATTAAACTTGGCGAGGAAATGGACGCACCAGACTTGGGTACATCTTTGAAGAAGGGTCTTGAAGGTACACTTCGCTATACCCAGAAGGATGCAAAGGATAATAGTGAAAGCGGCTACATCAAACTTTCGGATTTGGGTGATGAGGCAGTTGAGGCTTATCACGAACTGGAAAAGAAGATTGAGAAGACAAGTACCGGTCTTTCTCTCTCCCCTATTGATGTTATCAAGAACGAGCTGCAGAAGGCAGGTTATAAGGTTGGCGAGCTGACCGGTAGACAGACCGAGTTTGTTTATAACGACAACGGAACTGTTACCAAGGTGAAGCGTGCTGATACAGACAAGAAGAAACTCGCGCGCGACTTTAACGATGGCAAGATTGATGCGCTTATTCTCAACAAGAGTGCAGCAACCGGTATTTCCCTTCATGCTTCGAGCAAGTATAAGGACCAGAAGAAGCGTGTGATGATCGTGGCGCAGCAGCAGCTCGACGTAAACGATGAGGTTCAGATGCGTGGACGTATCGACCGAACCGGTCAGGTGGCTAGAGGTGCATACGAATATGTGGTTTCCCTTATCCCTGCCGAGCAGCGACTTCTGATGATGTTTAAAGCGAAGTTGAAGTCGCTTGATGCCAATACTACTTCTTCGCAGAAGAGCAAGTTCAACGAAATGGAAGTTGCCGATATTACCAATAAATATGGCGATAAGGTGGTTCGTGAGTATATGGCAGAACATCTTGACCTTTATGCACGCATGGCAGATCCATTCGGATGGGAAAAGAGTAATGATGATGATTTGTCTAGAATCGACCCACAGACTCTTGTTGCTAGCGGTGGCGGTGTTGGTGATGGCGAAGCTGGTGCCGATGCAAGCAAGTTGCTTGGTCGTATGGCTCTGCTGAGGGTTTCTGAGCAGGAGAAGATGTTGCAGGAGATTGGCGAGCTTTATGCCAACGAGATTCAGCGACTCAACGAAATGGGCGAGAATGACCTTGAAATTACCGAGCTGCCTTTGAAGGCTAAGACTCTCCACAAGGAAGTTTGGAAGCAGGGTGCAGAGCCGGGCGGCGATAACGCCTTTGCAGACAACACCTATATAGAAAAGGTGAACATGGCTATCTTGAAGAAACCTATGAAGGCTGCTGAGGTGAAGGCTTCGCAGGAAGGCTTGACTGGCGGCAAGACTTGGGAGGAATATAAGACCGAGAAGAAGGCTGCCGTGAAGGAGTACTTCGACCAGAAGATTGCCGACGCAAGCCAGAAGTATGAGGAGCGTGCGGTGAAGGCTGCAACCAAGGCGAAGGAGAAGTATATCAAGGATGCTAAGAAAGGTCAGAAGGATTCGGGCATGAGCGATGAGCAGATTGAGAAGATGGCTGGCTATCAGTATGATAACATCTACAATCAGGAGAAAGATAAGCTGAACGATGTGGTGAAGAACCTGAAAGCCAAGGCTGAAATGTTTGAGCGTGTGCTTGATACCTTCGATACTAACGGCGCTTTCGTTCTGCCTATGGATATGAACAATCCAAACGAGTTGAGCGGATTCGGCAACAGTTACGGTAGACTTATTGACATCAAGATTACTGATAACTACTCGCCTAACGCCTCTTCCGTTTCCTTCGCTACCTTGGATGGCAGAAGAAAGATTACTTTCCCTATTGCCGGCAAGGTGGGTTCTGGTGAAAACAAGGTGGATATTATCGGTTCTATCGACCGCATGACCAAGCAGGCTGCCGGTATGGGAGACAGCCATCTCAGAGTATTGAACCAAAACTTTGATAAATGGGATAGACTGACTAGCAATGAGAGCCGCAAGAATGGTTATATCGTGACCGGCAACCTGATGCAGGCTTTGGTTGACAGCAAGGATCAGGGCTTGGGCGGCCAGCTGGTGAAATATACAACTGATACTGGCGAGGTGAAGACTGGTATCTTGATGCCGGACCGATTCGACCCTAAGGGCTTGACTACAGATGCACCTATCAACAGCATAGCTGAGAAGTTTGAGCTTTCATCTTGGCGTGGCGGCATTGACGAGGTTACTTCATCGGATGGTGAAGTGAAGGTGAAGCGCATAGACAACAATCGTGGCAACTTCTACGAACTTCGTGTACCGAAGAGCAAGGCAAAGGGCGGCAAGTACTTCTTGGATAAAGATTTGCTGAAACTGGTTAATGGCAATAACTTCGAGACAAGAGGTAACAATATGCTTGCTGAGTTTAAGCCTGAGCAGTTGAAGCCAGTACTGGACCGCCTGTCTAAGATGGGTGTGAAGGTACAGGAGGAGCGCAAGACTTCTGAGAATATATCCGATGCGCCTAATGTAACATCTGTTGTTGCTACGGGAACAAACAATCGAGGACTGGAGAAGAAGCCTCTACTTGATGTAAAGCCTGTTGGTCTCCGTGAATGGATGAGGGAACATCCCGGTAAATATCCAACATCAAATGATTTGTTCGGACAGCCTCACGTTGATGCCCAATTAGGCAAAGAGCTTGGTAGAAGAGTGTTGGGTGTTACTGATGCTGGTGTGAAAATGACTCGCATAGACTATGAAGGCGGTTATAAGATTCAAGCGGATGGATATGATGGTGATTACATAAACCAAACATATTATCCTGATGGACAGGTTATGACAAGAGCTAATTTCGATATAGGAATGAGCGGAAGCCAGTTGGAAAAATATATAAAATATGACGAAAATAGAATTCCATATTCAAACATAAATGATGTTGTCACAAACTTCATGGAGAATATAGGAAAATCTTCAAATTCGGATAATGGCACCCACTTCCGTGAGGACCGAGGCTTGCAGTATTCTAAAACAGATGCAAAAGATGTTAAGAATAGTAGAATCATTCCGGAAGATGTAGATAAAAATGTATCTTCGCAGATTGAAAAGAGATTCGATGATGAGGTTGAAAGACTTTATGGGGACATTTCCGGCCGTCCAAACGTAAAGAAATATGCGGAGTTGATGGCAAACAAGTTTGCAGGCACACAATATGTTGACACTTTCGACATGGACAGAGAAGGAAATAAAACCAAGAAATATGATGGTCTGGAATCAATCATTGATTCTCTTGATAACAAACTTAAAGATATTGAAAAGAAGTATGGAATCAAGCAAAGAGACAACATCTGGGACATTGAAAGAAGAGTCAAGGAAGGAAAGAGTCTGTCCGAAGCAACCGAAGGAAATGACTCGAGAGGAATGGATGGAGCTTCAAAGGGGGATAGTGGACGAATTTCCGGAAAGTTGGATGGAACAGGAAAGGATGAAGGAAAAGTTGTTCGAAACGGAACTGGAAATAGCACGTCTGAAAGCTCACTTAGAATGCTCGAAGCACTCGATGAGTACAAACGAGTTGCAATGGTCAAAGCAGCGGCTGAAAGAGCTAGAGAATATCTTATCGAACGCTTCAACGACTTCCGGCACAAATACGGTCTTGAAGAAGGAGAATGGGCTAGCCAGGATTTGGCAGAAAGGATATTCAATGATAACAACAGCGATAAGGAAGTTCAAAAGATCTTTGAGCGTATTAGAGGATTAGTAGAGGTTCTCGGCACTAAGCTGAAACATGGAGTTGATATACGAAAAAATGTAACAGGTCACTATAATCATCCTGAAAATTTCATTCTGATTGATACAGATTATTTGTCTGCCATCGGATTTAAGAAGCAGACCTTGGCGTCAACTATATGCCACGAAATGTTGCACGTTGTAACATCGGACATCATCAACCTTTATCGGAAAGGTTATGGTGACTTACTGAATGATAGCCAAAGAAAGGCGGCAAAAGAGGTGGTTGATCTGTATGATACAATCAATTCTTACTATGAAAGACATTTTGAGGGGGCAAAGCCTTATGCGCTAACAAATCCTGCAGAAATGATAACGGAGCTAGCAAACCCTACATGGAGAAGAATCGCTGCACAGATGCCTGTTGCAAAGGGATGGTTCAGAAAAATTGTTGCAGCCGTTAGAAATATGCTTGGTTTTCCTCCAAAGGTTAGTGCGCTTGACAGACTAGACAAGGCATTAGAGAACGTAATCAGAAATCTTGATTATGGTGTATTCCAAAAGGGCGCAGAACTCAACAATGAGATTGTCAATAGTAAGGTTACTGACCCTGAGTTAATCAAGCGACTTGAAGAGGAGCCTAAGATTAAGGTTTACCGTGCCATGCAGGTGATTGACGGAAAGCTTTATCCTCCTATGGCTGCATCGGTGGGCGGCAAGCTGGTTGAGGCTAACGAGCTTGGGCAGTGGATTCGTGCTGACGAGAACCCAGATTTGGCTATCCCAGACATTGACCCTAAGACTGGCGAACAGAAGGTTGACAAGAAGACCGGCGAACTGAAATGGAAGTTCAAGCTTGACAAGGGCGGCAGGGATGCTACCGGTAAGAAGGCAACAGATATAAATGCAGCCTACAATCCTTACTGGCACATGTCTCGCTCTCCATTGAACGACCAGTTTAAATCGGCTTGGATTCGTCCTAACATCGTTGTCGTGGAATGCGAAACACCAGTTAGTGAACTTTCTAGCGGCTACAAGGCTGATAGAGCCAAGGATGCCGTTGGCGAAGTTGACTGGAAGAGCGGTAGCGTGAGCGGCGAGGTGTTCAAGCAGACTGGCAGGGCAAGAAAGGTTATCCTCTCTCGCTGGTGCAAGCCTGTTAGAGTGCTCGATGATGCAGAGGTGGCTCAGAAAGCAAAGGAGTTTATCGGCGATGCGAAGGTTGAGATTCCTGAGAATGTGCTGACTCCTAAGCAGAGAATTGCCTTTGAGGAGGCTGGCTTCAAGATTGGTGCTCCTGAGAAGGGCGTTAAGAAGTCTGAGCAGATTATGGAAGCTCTGGAGAAGGGATTGACTATTGACAATACCGTTCTTCCAGATGATGGCACCAAGTTCCGCACGGACCACGGCGATGGCAACTTACCCTACTCATCGGTTGGAAACCATGTAGAGAAGGTGGCTCAGAAGACTGGCGCAAAGGTAAACATGGTTTCATCGGTTGATGAAATCACAAACAAGGCGGCGAAGGCTGCTATTGAGGAAGGCAGAAAGATTACCGGCTGGTATGACGAGAAGACTGGCGAGGTGCATCTTTACATGCCTAATATCCACGACAGATATACTGCCGAGAAGACTATCTGGCATGAGGTGGTTGGACACAAGGGAATGAGAGAGTTGTTTGGTGATGAACGATTCGATAAGTTCCTTCGTGAAGTATGGTACGACTTGGATAAGCCTGAGAATGCGGCTTTGAAGAAGCTGGTGGATGAGGAGAGAAAGTTCAATCCTCTGAATATCTATGATGCCATTGAGGAAGGTATCGCCCGACTCGCCGAGGATGGCAAGGGTGAACCGGGTTTCTGGAATGGTATCAAGAATAAGGTATCTGATTTCCTTCATGAAATCGGTTATCGTGTTGCTCCTAATACTAAAGATGTGAAGTACCTGCTCTGGTTGAGCAAGAACTTGCAGAAGAATCCGAATGATCCTTATTGGAAACTGAGAGCCGAGGCGGTGAAATACCGTCTCGACCATGAGCGTATGCCTGCTGTCGTGGCGCATGATGGCATGTTCTACGGAAATGACGGAAAGGTTAGAAGTATGGATAATCTTACCAAGGCAGAGTGGAATGAGGCTACAGATGGTGAGATTCACTTCCGTACTACCCCATCTGCCGGCACGGCACTTGACAGATACCACCGTTCACTTGATGAGCACGGCTATATGTTCACCGAGAGCTATATGGACAATATGCTTTCGTTGAAGAAGTTGATGAATGCGATTGTGCCAGACAAGAAGATTGAGGATATTGCTTCTTCGGAGAATCCTTATATACTGCAGAACACCATGCAGGGTGCGATGAGTGATGCGGCTCAGATGTTTGAGCGCAACGTGATGAAGCCTCTGGATAAGGCCATGGCTGACGTACTGGATGCTTTTGACGGAAAGAAGGATGATGAGAAGATAAGAAACTTCAATCTCTACATGATTACCAAGCACGGCTTGGAGCGAAACCGTATCTTTTATGTGCGTGATGCCTTGAAGTATATGCGCATGAACGAGAAGACCAAGAAGCTAGCTGATACTGTAGAGTTCGATTGGAACAACGAGAAAGCTACCCTTGACGAGAAATTGGAGCGTGGAGACATCGACCTGAAGACTTATTATGAGCGCATGGACGATTTCATCCGTACCTACGTGGATAGTGACAATAAGTTTGATGCTGGCGAACATGACTATTCGGGTATTCACGCTATACAGGAAGTGGCTAAGTCTTCTGATCCTTACGATGATGCTGAGGCTATCGCTAGCGTGATGGATTCAGAAGCAAAGATGGAGAGTATCAAGAAGGGGTCTGTTAAGGACTATTGGGATAAGGTGAAGGCTGCCACCCAGTATTCTATTGATACCGACTATAAGAATGGTCTTATCAGCAGAGAGCTTTACGGTCATGTATCTGATATGTTCAACTGGTATGTGCCTTTGAGAAAGTATGATGAGGCTACTGCAGAAGATACTTATGGCTACATTACTGAGCAGGGCGACCCGAAGAGTTACATCGGAAGCACGATCATGAGAGCGAGAGGACACAAGTATCTGAGTGAGACAAATGTACTGGCACAGATTGGCGCGATGGGTAACAGAGCTATCAAGAATGGCGGTATGAACGCTATCCGTCAGGCTTTTGCAAGATTCGTAAGAAACAACTCGAACAATAATCTTGTGACGGAGACTAGGGTTTGGTACGCCGATGACCCTATCACTCACACCACCGTGGAGCGTTACCCAGACATTCCCGAGGACGCTACGGCTGATGAAATAAATCAGATAGTAGCAGACTTCAATATGGAAATGAAGGATTTGGAATCAAAGGGGTTGGCGACAAAGGTGTATCGAAGAGGAAGAATCGGCTATAAGTTCCAAAGAGCGGAGAATAAATCGCAGCATATCGTAGATGTGAAGATTGCAGGAAGGACCCATGCGTTCGTTATCAACGGAAATCCTAGAGCAGCGCAGGCGCTGAATGGATTGCTGGAGCATAAGAATGATACGCTGGCAGGACGAGTAACCGCTAGCATATCTAGAAAGATGGCGCAGCTTTGCACATCTTTCAACCCAGAGTTCGTGATGAGAAATATGATCAAGGACTTTGAGTTTGCATCGACTAACCTTTTAGCTAAGGAAGGTCTTGTCTATACCAAGAGATTTGAACAGTACTATGCCAAGGTGGGTATTATTGAGGGAATCAGAAATTCTAAGCTGAAAGATTTTGCAGATACTGGCGGCTTCGGGCTTTATGCCAAGTATCGCAACGGTACGCTTGATACTACCAATAAGTTGCACAGATACTTCAAGGAGTTCATGGAGAACGGCGGCGAAACCGGTTGGGTTCAGATTAAGAATATGGAGGACTTCACCAAGGAATACAAGTTGCACATCAAAGGTGAACGAAAGAAAGTTCAAAAGGTTGGCAAGGGCATTTACAACGCTATCTTCAAAAACTTGGAGAACGTCAACGAGATTGCAGAGAACTTGGCTCGCTTCGCTACCTATTGCGCCAGCCGAGACAGTAACCGTTCTATTATCCGTTCGGTGTATGACGCGAAGGAGGTATCAACCAACTTCAACCGCCATGGTTCGGGTAATGCCGTTTACTCTTTCAAGAATGGGGAAATGGGAAATTCGAAGACTGCTAGAAGGAATATCTACGGCTTCACGGCTGCATGGTTCAGAAACTCTTCCATGTTCTTCAATGCCGGTATTCAGAGTACCAATCTCCTGATTAAGAACTTCAAGAATAACAAGGCTGGAACCATCGGATATATTGCCAGTGCTCCGTTCATCAGCGGTATGGCAATGGCTCTTCTTAACAACTTCATCATCAGTAATGAGGACGAGAAGGACAGAAAGGGCGTGAAGGATCCATACGCTGAGCTGCCTGACTATATCAGAAGAAACAATCTCTGTATATATATAGGTGGCGGCGAGTTCGTCACAATTCCGCTTGCGATTGAGGAGAGAGCCTTCTATGGCTTGGGTGACTTTGCAGCCGGTATGACCTTCTCGAAGAATATCTCCAGTCAGAAGATGCCAAACCTTACGGAAAACAAGGATATTGATAAGTATCTGAATCCGTTTATGGATGCCGTGGGCTGTATGTCGCAGTTGGTTCCTGTGGCTGATTATCTTGGAAATGCTTCCTTCGGTAAGCATCCTGTACAGGAAACCATTAAAGCTGTGGCTCCTTCTGCTACTTCTCCTTTCCTGGAGTGGATGTATAACAGCGACTGGAAGGGTGCTCCTATTCAGCGAGATAACAAGTTTGATGAGAATCAGCCTTCTTGGATGCTTGCATACAAGGGAACGCCAGAGTGGATGATCAATATGAATAAGAAGGTGAATGCGCTGACAAACGATGTTGCTCCGGGCAACGAGGATATGAAGGGTAATGATTTCTTGGATGAAGTTACTAATCCTTCTGCTCTGCACCATTTCTATGGTAGCTATCTTGGCGGTGCTGCTACATTCGTAGAGAGAGTTGCTGGCTTGATAAAGAACGGCAAAAATACGGAAACAAAGGATATTCCTTTCGTTCGTTCATTGCTCTATACGCCAAACGAGCAGAGCAGCTTGCAGAGAACCAAGAGTAAGTGGTATAACTACAAAGACGAAATGGAGAAGACCATGGCCAACGTGGACCGCCTGAAATCGAAGAACGTTCCGATTGAGAAGAGAATCAGTAATTATTCTGATTACTACAGATTCCAGAACTCCAAGGATGCTGCCAAGGTTAGAATCATCGAACTAGCAGAGAAGCAGATGAAGCGATGGAAGAAACTCAGAGATAAATCTTCTGATACCGAGAGCATCAACTTCGCTAACCAGAATATTGACAGAATCATGATGGATGCGGTAGATGAGCTGGATAGATTGGAATAATATAAAAAAGGGAGTGGGCGCAAGGCTCACTCCTTTTTTACTATATGGCTAATATCGACTGTTCCAAAATATGTAAGTGTCACAGTTTTTGTTCCATTGCCAAATAAAGCTTCTATATATATTCTATTATCCTCGTCATTTTCTTTTATTAGTATATAAGAGGACTTTGTTATATCCTCATTATCGCATTTAAAGGTAAACTCTCCAGAACCATAGCCATCACAATGGTCTTTCCATACACCGGCATTAAATGAAGGGTATGCTGTAAGGTAGTTTTTCTTACCAAGAGTAACTCTATCATTTGTGATTGCATTCAAGGTGTAATTGCCTGATTTTACTTTAATAAAATAACCGCCGACTGTTATTTGTTCTATTGGATAGTCTTTCCCATCAACAGAGAATTTGTTTGATACCTCGGCAGCAGAATCATCGTTACTACTGCATGCACATAATGACAGAACTGCCATTAGGATAAATAATAATTTCTTCATGAATCAATGTTTTATGCGTTTGTAATTTCTGGGTGCAAAGGTAGGGATTTTTTTGATAGGTTGTATCGGGGTTGGGGGAATTTCTGCATAGTTTAGACTTTGGATAAATAAGGTGGGACTCAGCATGGAATGCTGAGGAACGGGGGCTAGAGGGGGCTTTTCTTGCTGGTGGCGGCTTGACAGAGGGAGCCTAGGAGGTAGCAGGGTTCTTCGGTGTACATATTTATAAGGAACTGCTCGGATATGTGCTGAACTACATGGAGCATTTCGTGGGTTAGGCTGTTTGTGTACTCTGCCTTGGAGGTGGTCCAGCCTATTACTACTATCGTTTTTCGGGTATCTATGTTGGAATAGGTGATGCCTTTGTTGGGTTCGCCTTCGAGCACGAGATTACAGGCATCTTCGAGAGGAATGCCGGCGCATCCCAAATCCCGAAGATGCCTTCTTACCTTCATGGCATCCTTTGAGTGAACATCGTACATTACGTGTACCGTCCAGTCATACCTTTCCAAATATATCTCCTGCTCAGTCAAAACTATTAACTTTAAACTATCAACTATAAACTACAATATCTCTTCCCAAGGAATGCCCACACCATTGAAAGATGTATCTGCATAGAAGCGGTTGAAGATAAAACCATCCTGCTGGTCCTCATCATCCACGTAGTCTTTGATGAACTGGGCCATCTGCTTTTCTTCTGTTATAGACGAGCCGTAGAAATCGGCTAAGCACATGTGTGCGATGTAAACCGCATCATAGCCCACATTATTCTCTAGCACGATATTATTCTTCTTCAAGATGTCCTCAATATCATCCTTGCTCATCATGCGGATAGGCTTACCATTTTTCCGCATCTGCTTTACTGCCCACTCGCACATCTTCTTATTGAAGTGCCAACCATTGTAGCGAAGGTAAGCCCTCATTTCCTCTGGCTGATAATCGTAGGCGTTCAAAGATTGTCTGTATTTTCTTTCCATAATCTTTATGTATTTAAGAAAGGGGTATGCCCACTTTTGAGCACACCCCAAACTAGTTAGTAATCTTCTCCGTAATCACTTCTGTAATCACGTCCACGGTCTTCACGTTGGCGCATGTCGTCGTACTCTTCATGCTCTCGCATACCACTTCTGCCTCCACGACCTCTGTAATCGGGCATGCGGTTGCGCTCGCCGTATCGGTCACGTCTGCCTTCACGCTTCATTTCGCCCAGGCAGTTCATCGCCTTATCCAAGTAGCGCAAGCCCTTCTCCACGTTCTCATACAAGCCATCAAACTTGTCTTCTGTAATCTCAACCATTATCATAATTCTAAGATTTTAAAAGTGAATAGATAGGAGATTACTTGTTTATCGCCTGTTGGAGCAATCCCATCATCTTGTCGAGCTTGCCCTCCATGCCAGAAACCTTGCCTTCAAGCTTGCTGATCTTCTCAGTCTGTTCCCTCTCCTTGGCTATCTGGGGGTTGAGCTGCAGTAGCATTCCCTCACAAGAATCAACGACTTTCTTGTGGTAATCTACGCTCTCCAGTATCGCCTTGGATTGTCTCAGCATCGTATCGACTTCTGCACTCATGGCTTCCTTGTTGTCGCTCACAACAAGATTCTTGTCGTTGGCTATCTGTCCGTTGGCAGGTAGCTGCTTGAAATCCACCTCTTCGTCGTTCAGCTTCACCTTCACATCAACCACAGTTTCCATAGGCTGAGGCGTGAAGCCGTTGTTGAAGGTAGGGTATTTCGTCTGAGGGTTGCTAACCGAAACAACCTGACCAATCTGCAAGTTCGGGTTTTCGCCCTTGTCTAGGACATAGAATAAAGAATTTGTTCTTAAACCTTGAAACATAATGTAATCTCCTATTATCTATTCTGTTTGTTAAACAATACCCGTCATCAGCTGAAGGGTGTTAGTGTCTCTCTCAAACCAGAGCTGAACGACTCCAGTTCCCGGCACGTCAGCAACCGTCAAAGCATCACCATTGAATTTGGTTACGGCTTGGGTTACGCCGTTGGTCTCGAAAAGGATAGGCAGCGTACCTGTCGTTCCTGTCGGAATAGCCTGTTTCAGATTTACGAAAATCGTTCCTCTGTAGTTGGCATTCACGAAGGCGTGGTTTTTAAAGGTGAACACCACATTGGCAGTATTCACCACCACGCCTGTAGAAGCGATAGCCGCCGAACCGTTACGATTCACCCAAGTAAAAGGTCTTAACCATAACATAGCAGCCTCCTTTCTTTAACCCCAAAAGCCGTTTGCGGCTGCATTGAAGCCATATAGACCATACTGAGCTGCTACGCAATTAGGAACAGCAGTAAATGGGCTATAAGGGGTGGTTACTGTTTCTGGCAGCTTGCACTTGATACCTGCAACCTCGTTCTGCAAACCTGCCAGAACTTGATTGATTGGTGCTACAGCCTGACCCACGATTTGTGAAGTCATTGCGGAAGATTTGAAGGTACTGTTCTCCTCGCGAAGCGCATCAATCTTGTTCTGCATTTCACGCATCTCAGCCTGCTTCTGACCGTCAACGATGGTCTGAGTGCTCTCCTTGATAGCGTTATGCAAATCGCAAGTCTGGCGCTGTGTTTCGTAAGCTACATTGGAGAAGCCACGTTCCTGACCTACTGCCACGTTGTTGATGGCATTCTGCAAGGTGCCTGTCTGCTGACACATCGCCAACTTGATATTGCCGTCCATGGCGGTAATGTTGTTGTTGGTCTTGCAGCAGCATTCTGCCAACTGGGTAGCGATTGCGTTGTTACCCTGCATGATGGCAGTCAATACCTGATTAGCAGTCATGCCCATCTGGTTGCCGACACCGCAAATCTCCTTGCTTACACCATTGATGGCAGCGATAACGTTACCGGTAGTAGTGTTGAGAGCAGTAGCGAGCGACTGAACATCGAAGCCATTGCGCTGAACTGCCTGCATGATAACAGCCGTATTGGCATCGTTATTGAGCATAACGCCACCCTGTCCGTTAGGCATCAAGCAACCGCCATTGTTTCCACCGAAGAAGTTGCCTCTACCCATAAGAAGGAAGAGAAGCAAGATGGCAAACAAACCATCACCCCATCCGTTTCCATTGCCCTTGCCGTTGCAGAGAGCAAACAAACTTGGATCTACACCCTGTCGCTGCATAAGTGCTGGGAGCATAGCGAGAATGCTATTGAAACCACCGCCCTGGCTGGTTCCGTTCTCCCCGAATACGTAAGTTTTTGACTCACTCATAATAAAATAGTTTTATCCGTTTCGTTCACTATTGAACTTGGTGCAAAGTTACGAAGAAGATGAGGCTCTGCCTAACTATGCTCAAAATAAAGTTTTTATGGGTTATATAGTTGTTTTTCAGATGTTTACAATGAGCAACATTGTGCTCAATTATTTAGCATCTTTCTAAACTAGGAAGAAAGTGAGCTTTTGCCGGTATAACCTATTGATATTTTTGCTACTTTTGCAGGAAAATAACGTTTTAGTATATTGTCAATATGAAGAAATTATTGTTTTTGCTTTATTTAGTATGTTTCCCTATTGCTATACTTGCACAAGATTCTGTGTTAGGTATAAATTTTGGGAGCAGCTACAGTTCCGTCAAGGCTTCCCTTGAAAATAGATATGGAACGTTGAATGTGATGGAAGATAAAGGAACGCTAAGGGTCTTCGATATATCTGTTGGTGATTATACATTCAATATGGGAGAGTTTGATTTTCAGTATAGTGGAAGCAATTCGTACTTTTATTATGCAGAATTTCAAAAGAACTTTTCTGTTAATGCTTCACAACAAGCAAAAGACTTTAGGGAAAACTTGCAACTTACATTAAGTAAAAAATATAGAACAGGTTATATATGGATAAACGAACAAGGTTACAAATGCTATAATTTTGCAGAAACGGGAACAGATCCTAAAGAAAATCCTGCATGTACTTTAATTGTGCAAAAATCAAAAAGTAAGGGCGGCGCAACATATATCTATGTCACCCTATATTATGGTCCACATTATTATATAAATGAAGCTAGTGATTTTTAACAATGAAAACATTTTTACTTTTTGCGATACTTTTCTGTTCTTCCATAGAAAACCATGGCGTTTATATCTGTACAGGACCAAATGCCTATGCTTATCATAAGACAAAAACCTGTAGAGGTCTTCGACACTGCACTGGAGAAATTAAAGAAATTAGTTTAGTGCAAGCAAAGAAGGACAATCGAAAAGCTTGCAAATTATGTTATAAGAAGAAACATATATGAAAACAGAGGAATGGGTTGTTCTCATAGTGATTATATTAGCTGCCATTGGGAGCTGCGGTGGTATGAATGAAGACGGACCTGATAGAGGTGATACTGGATATGAAGATCTAAGCCGTAGTATTAACGGTGTGGCATTATAAGCATCTGTTTATGTTATATTAATACTCAACTAGAAAAGTATTTTAATACGGACAAAGAATGTATTACCGAGTTAGAACTTCAATTAAGAGAGAAGGATGGTATTATTAAGGCATTGCAAGATGCTTTTGACAAACAACTTGATATTATAATAATGTTGAGAGACAGAATTGATGAAATGACTCCTGATGGTATAGCATAAAAAAAGGGTGAATCTTTCGACTCACCCTTCTTCTTTATTTACGAAGTCAGCGACTTAGAGTTCAACGCTTCCAAAGATACTCTTTCAAGCATTTTTCATATTCTCTTACACCACAAGATGGATTATTAACAAGAACCCAAATTCTATCTTTCCACTCATAAAGAGGCGAATTGTACACCCATTCAAATCGTGCTGTATTGTGTTTTAGAAGATTGTTTTTTGTATAAACTTTCTTCTTTAGCCACCTTTTTAGCACTTTTTTTATTAAATTCTGAATCATAACGCATTCAAACCTTTTCATTTACACGTCTCATACATCAAGTTATGTTCATCTACGTAAGCCTTGGCTTCTGAGTATGTATCAAACTCTACTGCGGTGGCATTCATCGATGGGAATACCTCAGCATTATTACCTTCCTCTGTGAGAGGGAACACCATCTCGGTTCCCTCATGTACTACCTTATACTTCTTTGTTAACTTATTCATATCTTGTTTACTTTTAGTTCTAACTTATTGTTTAAAAATATTCTTCTTATGCCGAAGTAACAGAAATCGTATATCCCTTCTGTTGCAAAGTAGCGAGTGCAGAATCAGATGCAGATGTACGAGTACCTACGATGTTGATAGTTTTCTGCCATGTAGGGAATGTTGCAATATTTGGATGAGCAGTACACTTAGCCATGCCTATTAACATATCGTCAACGTTAGTTACTTTAGCATAACCACTCCATGTCGTTATATATTCAGAAGGGTCTCTGCTTGTCCAATTAAACACATTCTTAGAAGCATTCTCAGCTAAAGCTATATAATAGCATTTAGCTGGTAATTTAGCTAAATCACCTGTTAGATTACCTACATTGGAAATATTGATTATTGACAAATTACAATTTCTGAAAGAACCGATGTCTCCATATACAGAAGTATAATTGACATTTAAAGTTTTTAATTTTGTGATATTCTTAAATGCACTGATGTCACCTGTGACGTTAGTGTTGTTTATTATTATAGATGTCAATGCAGTATTGTTAGAAAATGCACTGATGTCACCTGCGACGTTAGTGTTGTTTAAATAAAGATTTGTCAATGCAGTATTGTTAGAAAATGCACTGATGTCACCTGCGACGTTAGTGTTGTTTAAATAAAGATTTGTCAATGCAGTATTGTTAGAAAATGCACTGATGTCACCTGCGACGTTAGTGTTGTTTAAATAAAGATTTGTCAATGCAGTATTGTTAGAAAATGCACTGATGTCACCTGTGACGTTAGTGTTTGAAAAACCAACAAATTCTAAATTAAGAGCATTCTTAAATGCACTGATGTCACCTTCTGGATTAAAAGCATCTATCCAAGTTAATGAATTAGAATACTTCAATTCATTAATATTGATAGATTTGTAATTTCCAATATTATCACCTTTCACGTTTCTGTTGACAGCACTTAATAAGGAAACTTTATATTTGTTCTTAATAGACAAATCATAGTTTCCGTTAGAGATAAAGCATCTTTCGGAACTTATGGTTTTTGTCTTTCCATTATTTGCAGAAAGATTTTCGTCTGTAAAATAACCATCACCAACAATACTTACTTCTGTAGGTTCAGTAAATTGCAAATCCATACCTTGCGTGAATTTGGATGGATTAGGTGCGGAGGTTATTTTAATTCTGAGTTCTCCAATTTTGAGCAAATTAGAATTATCTACAGCTCCATTTAACTTTGTTACTAAACATTTTCCCATAATTATTTATTTTAATTAATTAAACTTTTATATAACTATACGTTTTATCTAAAAATGTCAATCTGTTTGTCAGCCAAACAGAAACTCTTTTTATTGAATTATAGAAACCGCAATACTTCGGAGCATTGTCATATATTGCAGATAACGGAGGTATATTAGTTAATTCCTTATTTGCTTTAAACTTATAACCAAAGTATATACATGTATCATTTGCATTATATGTTTTCTCTGAACTATAATTACCTTTTGTACCAGTATAATCAAGTATTTCCCATCCTGCATTTATGTTTGGGTCTCTATAAGATGGAGTGTCTGGATATAATTTTATTTCATTTTCCATATTCTCATAGCCAATGTTATTAAGCCATTTTTCTAGCAAACTAATAATATTATCAACAGAGAATATATTTAAGTCACGAAGTTGCTTATATCTGGCTTTTATCTCATCTGCATAAAGAGTTTCAAGACCAAAAACTTTACCTATTCCTAATATAGATTTGTTGTCACTATTTGGTATGACAAATGTTCCATTCCAATGTGCTCCCAATATACTATCTACGTCATAAAGTGTAGGTGTCCAATGCTGTCCATCCCAAGTACACCAAATCCAATTCTTTCTGAAACCATCTAAATGATAAAGTACTTGTGAAATCACAAAGTAATCAATGAATGTATCAGCAATAAAGTACTTTTCAAAAGTTTCCTTTGTGTTACTTTCTGCCAAGGCAGCTTTTACACCAGAGAGTCTAAGCAAGTAATCTTTCACCTTCTTACTATTTTTATCAGTTTCTGAAAGTTCTATCGGGTTATCTCCATTATATTTATTACCATGAATATCAATAAGAGATTTTGGATTTCTGATTTCAAACTGCGTCCAATTAATTGCACCGCCAAATAAAGTTGTATCATCTATTATACCATCGAGAATAATATTTTCTGGCGTTTTCTTATCTGCATGATATATCTCTTTAGACTTTTTAAGATTCCAAGCATAAACACCCATATTTTTCTCTTCATTTGTTTTGCTATTAACCCATGTAATAACAATAGGGAAACCATCGGGATGACACTTTGCTCCGGTATAGAAATCTTTGTCAGCTTTTCCCTCACCAGTATAAGGGTTACTCTCCTCAGATAACATTTCATAAGGATAACGTTTACCTGCTGCTCTTGTTTGATAAACCTGCTCCATTAGCCAATATCCAACAATGCATTGCCCACGGAATATGTCTATGAAATATTTCTTTAAATGAAAGCTATCCTGTGATGGAAAATCACCGAACTTGATTTTTGAATCATCATTGATGTCTATAGCCATATTCTTGACATAATATAACATAGATGAAGAACCTTGTGCATTCAAGATTACTGGCTTACGAAAATAGTTTCCATCCTTATCATTGTACTCAATTTCTGCTTTAATATTATCTTGTTTTGTAGTAGGCAACTTTGTAGCATAGATTTTTACTTGTGCTGCAACTCTAGGGAGAGGCAATTCAACGTAACTATCTTTGCTAAAATCAGATGTATTTTCCATCTTGATACCAGCAGACTTGAAGGCTTCACTTACTTCTGTTACAGCTTCATCTGATAAGTTGATGTGGCTGGCAGAAATCTTATATTCATGACGAGTACCTTCCGAATCTCTGTAGCCAATAATCTTATTTTCTGCATCTGTTGTGATTTCAGTCCTACCCTCTAGGTCTTCAATATGCTCAAACTCTGTTGGGATGGTCTCAGACTTAGCATTATAGATATAATGACTACCATCAGTATTTATTGCAGAAAGAATCTTTCCTTCTGCATCTTGCTCTACTGCAAGATATTCCTCGTTATCCTGCAAAGAGAAGACATCAAGGAGTTCTTTGAGATTAGTATCTATTGTACCTACTTTCTCCTGCAATGATGTAAGGTCTGCTTGAAGCTGAGAGATAACTTGCTTCAAGGCATTGACAGCATGGATTTCACCAATGATTTCTCCGTCTTTTCTGATACCAAGTACTACTTTATCATCAGTAGTAACCCAAGCAGCAAAAAATTCCTCGTTCTGAATGACATGATACATTTCATTAAGAGGATAATATGGCTTGCCAGTTGCTCTGTATAAACCAAACAGAACCTTATCATTTGAATCTACTATAGCTTTAAGGAACTCTTCATTCTCGATTACTTTAAAGCATTCTTTTACTTCATCTTCGATAAGAGATTTGCCTTCCTCCTTGTCAACCTTGCCTTCCTGCAATGCAGTGATGCTAGCATCTGTAGTTTGCTGATAGGCTTGCAAGGATGCTGTTAATTCTTCCTTAGCAGAATCAATGGTTGCAAGAACATCTGTCTTATCCTGCTGGCATTGATTAATAATCTCCTGTAACTTGGCTCTGATTGGTGCAGGAATACCCTTGCCCCACTCAATGGAACCATCAAGCTGAATACCAAAAAGGAAGTGGCCTTCTGCATCTACTATTGCCTTGATGAACTCTGGTGACTCAATCTCTCGGAATGGAAGAGCAAACTGGGAGACTACTTTATTTTTTGATTCGCCGAACTCTTGGGCAATATTTTCCTTGTTGAACTTCTTGCTTGCAAGTTCATCAATGGCTCCTTGTGCAGTTACTGAATCAAGACCACTCTCTGTATTCTCGTATGTTACTGCTGTGGCTTGGCTTGCACCACCACTTGCGGAAATGCCCTTGATGGCTTCCTCCATCTGAGTGCTGCGAGTCTGCAACAATGAAATATCATTATCGTTGGCGGTGATTTGCTGCTGCTTATCGTCAATCTGAGACTGGAGGTCTATGTCCTTCTCGTGAAGCTGCTTGACAGATTGGTCTACATCTTGAATCATCTGATTCAAATCATCAGGGAGACCAGTGGCTGCTTGGATGGTTTTGCGAAGCTCTGGGTCGAACTTTCCGATGCCAAGCGTGTTGTCTGCTATCTTTTCATTTGTGACGGAACCATCCTTGATTTTCTCGGTAGTTACAGAATCGGGAGACAACTTGGCGTTGCCGATGCTGCCATCTACTACCTGAGAAGCATCGACTGCATTGTCGGCAAGTTTGTCCTTGGTGATAGACTTTCTTGCTACCTTTTCTGTTGTTACAGACTCGTTGGCGAAATGCTTGGTCTCCAAGGATGCCTCACGAACTACTCTGCCATCTACAGACTGGTCGCCTAGCTTTGTATTGGTAATAGCCTTTTCCTCCACCTTCTCCGTGGTTACGGCACGGTCGTTCAGCTTCTCGGTGATAACAGACATGTTTTTGAGCTTATCATAAGTAACTGCCTCAGGAGAAAGTTTGGAGTTATCTACAGACTGGTCGGCGATTTTCTCCTTGGTTACATTCTGATCAGCAATCTTTGAAGTTGATACGGCTCCATCGGCAAGCTTGCTTGTCGTAACGTTCTCGTCGGCTATCTTTTCTGTCTTGATGGCTCCATCGGGAAGCTTGTCTGTGCTTACCGCACCTTCTGCCAACTTCTCGGTCGTAACATTACCGTCACGAATTTTGTCTTTCGTGATGGCTTGGTCGTTGATGTCGTCTGTTTTCATCATCGGCACCATACCACCTATTTTTATATCGTCTCTAAATGTAGGCATATTTAATTTCTTTTGGTTCTGATGAAGTGAATATCTGAATCTTTACGGTCTCTGGGACAACTCGCATACGAAGATAGAACTTATTTGTGTTCTTGTGGGCACGGATGGGGACGCGAGGTTTCTTGCCATCGCCCTTATCTTGCCGGATGATGAGTTTGCCCGGGTGTTTGAGCGTAATCATCAAGTAGATGTCACGATGCAGAGTAATCTCTGGTGATACCCATGCAAGTTCTTCCTCGTTATAATTCGTTGATACATACTCCATTTTGTACAGTTAATAATTAAAAGTTAATAATTAATAGTCTTCCTATCCTACTACTTTGTGCTAACGCCTAGCTGCTGCAAGGCTATCGTGTACATCTGATTTGCCTTGGTATCATCGTAGGCTGAGAGGAGGAGGAAGGCGAGATAGTAGATGAAGGCATTCGAAAGTTTATCGGGGATGGCTACATCGGTTGTATCTGAAGTTATGCTCACATTCTTTGGAACGCCTACAAAGGAAATGACGGCTTCGTCTGGTATTGGCTGCAAGAGGATGCGGATAGGATTCTCTCGCATGATTGTTGCCAAAGGACGGTCTGCGGTTCCCTTTGCTGTATCATCGAACATCACAAGAGCCTCATCGTCGGTATCTTCTACTGGCGTGACTGCCTTGAACCAGCCTTTGCCACGAACTCGGGAGATATTGATAACCTCGGTATCGCTAGGCATCGTAATTGCTCCAATGTCTCTTGTATCGTCAAAGCTTTCTACCTTAATGGTTGAAGTAGTCGTTGCGTCTACCTTCTTGGAGTCGGATAAGACAGGAGAAGATGCAGCAGTAATGGCTATCCAATGCAGGGCATCGTTTATCTTCGACTTGATGATGTTGTCCATATACAAATCATCCTTCTCATCGGTGATTTCCGATGTATTGTTGGATTCCTCGTCTATGCACCAACGTACTGCCTTTATAATGTCTTCTACCTTCATTTCACCTTAATTATATATATTACTCTTTGCCGTAATCTGGGAAAATAAGACCAGCCTTGTCTGCATGCTTCATGGCAGTTTCAAGAGTTCTGCAATCCTTGTCAAAACGGTTGTTTATGTAATTAATAACTTCTTCCGCTGTACGGATGCCTGCTACCTCCTCTTTCTGTGACTTTTTTGTAGTCTTCTTTGCCGGCTCATTTACAGGCGCCTCTTCCTGCACAATATCCGACTCTTCAAGAGTTGTACGAATACAAGTAATCTTTCCGCTCCTTACCAATTCATGGTTATCCAAAAGGTCTTGCGAATATTTGTTGCGAAGAGTAAGCTCTGGGCATTTGCGCATGTAAGTGTTGCCATGAGTAAAGTTGTAGCGCATAGAATTACCGCCAGCACCGGAAATCGTAAGGCTTACATTATTACACAGCTCGTTATATCTATATGTCTTAATCATTATTTTCTATTTTAATAACAAAGGGACAGGGCTATTAACTCCTGCCCCTCTGTGTGATTTATATGTTAAAGATGAAAAAGATGCCTTATGCAGCAACGTCCATGCCGGCATACAAGTTCCACTTAGTACCATCGTACTCGTAAACCTTGCCCTTCTCATAGGTTGTATCATCCTTGGTGTAATCCTCTGTCAAAGCCACCTTCATGCCCTTAGAAGCAGTATCAGGGAGAGTCTTCAGGGATATGATGCTGTTCACGATGCCAGTAACACCAAGGTTAGTGATGAATGCCTCTGGACCAACCAGGATAGAGTTGTAGCCACGAAGAGCAATACAATCTGCCTCAATGTGCATGTATCGCTTAGCCTCACGTGGATCGTAGCCATCCTTGCTCATGTCATTGGTCTTATCCTTGCCCTTCTCCTTCACGTAGTGACGAGCGCCCTTCAAGTCCATACCAACCATGCAGTCTTCCATGTGCATCATGTCAAGAGTCTGATCCCAAACGAAATCAATAGTACCGTAGTTGTCAACGTAGCGAGAGAAGGTAATGTCGATTTCCTTGTGAGTAGAAAGAACCTCTGTGCGACCCTTTGGAATCTCAATGTTCATCAGACGCTTGATTGCGTTCTTGCCACAGAACATATAGATGTGATCAGACTCAGAGAAGTCTGTGAACATCAACATACTGATAGCAGTCAAATCCTCGTACTTGTAAACCTCACCGATACCATACTGGTTAGTCAACTGATTCAAGATGCCATCTGCGAAATAGGTGTACTCATCAGCACCGTCATTGGTGGTAGAGTGAATGCGAGCCTTGGTACCCATCCAATAAGAACGCTCAGCACGCATCTTGTACTTGTTGAGTGCATCTTCCTTCATATCCTTCACGGTATGAGGAATTTTCTTCTTCACGGTCTCGAAGTCCTCGGTGAAGACGATAGAGAATGCTCGCTTCTGTAGATAAACATCAGCAGAACGTGGCTGGTAGTTCTCAGCAGGAACCTTCATCTGAGACTCAGAGAGCGCTGTAGAAGCTGCCAAAATAACTGTACCAACAGGAATGTCCGGGCAAGTCATGTTTTCCAAGAACTCGCAATCGGCACCCTCCTCATTAGCCTTACCATTGATAGCCTGCAAGGTAACCTCAGTACCTGACTTATTGGCGCTGGTAACAAAGAGAACCAAACGACCTTCACGAACTGTAGTAGAGCCACGCTTGTAACCAGCTACGGTAGGAACGATAGCAGTAGAGCCCTCGTAGAATGGCTTCAAAGAGCCTGAGAAGTTGGTTTTGGTAAGCTTGATGGAAGCACCAGTAGCAATAGGCTGTGTAACCTCACCGTCCAAGGTCTCACCACCATAGCGTGCGTGCTTCTTCTTGTAGCCAGTACAAGGAACTGTTGTGGTAAACTTCTTGACGATAGAAAGGAGAGGTGTATGATATGGGCGGAACTTGGTCTCACCCGTGTCCCAGTCTTCCTCTTCAAGACCGCCTCGGTCCATCTGTGTAGCAGAAGCCTGCGTACCAGTCAAAGACTGACCGGCAGCTTTACCTCCAGGGGCAAGCATGTCGTTCTTATCCTTATCTACCTGCTCATTGGCAGCTGTCTCTTCGGTTGTTGCAGGCTTAGAACCCGGCTCATTCAAGTCAGGTTCAACATCATCACCAACAGCCATTGCACCACCGCCTGTAGCAACTGTAAGAAGCATCAGAATCATCTTAAAGATGAACTGACGATCAGAAAAATAATTAATTGCTTTCTTCATTTTATACATATATTTATGGATTAATAATCTTGTGTTAACCAATATCATCAAAGAAGCTGAATGCTCTCTTCTTAGTTTTCTTCTTAGCTGGCGCGTTTCCTGCACCCGAACTAGAAAGTGAAGGAGGAATACCCTCGTTTGCGGAAGAGCGAACCTTATTCTGAATCTTCTCGTTTCGGGCTTGCATAGCCGCCTCGTCGCGCGCAGAACTGATGTCGGAATCATAGTTGTTGGCATTGTGGAGCATCTTCCAAATATCATCTGAAATATCGCCACTCTCTACCTTGTCGTGAATCTCGTAAATCTGGGACCACATATCCTGCGCATCATCGGGATAGAGCTTCATCAGGCGTTCAAGCGACTTGCGCATGTTGGCAGTAACCTTCTCGGTAGCCTCGTTCTGTTCAGCCACGTCCTCGTTGTGCTTGGCGAGAATCTCAGCGAGTTTCTTGCCGCCTTCGGGATCATCAAGCAACGTCTTTACATCAATACCCAAGCGAGCCATCGCATCAAACGGATTGTCGTCCGGATTTTTCTCCATATCCATCGCCAGAGCAGCGAGCCACTTGTGCTTATCGAATACTTTAGATAATGCCTTACCGCTCTGTTCGTACTGTCCGAGCAAATCAGCATCATCATTCATTGCCGCATAACGAGCTTCCTTGTCTTCGAAGTCGATGTCAGAATGGCGATTAGAGAAGCGCTTGGAGAAAGCTGTACGATTAGGGCGCTCATCTACAGACGTTTCATCCGTAGCAGCCTCAGCAGGTGGAGCCTGTTGAGCACCACCTTCCTCATTCATCTGTGCTAATTCTTCTTTTGTCATATCTTTATACTGTTTGAAACTTTTCGGCAAAAATGCAAATAATTTGAAGAAGTTTTGCCGTGCTCCAACCTTGCGCTTGGTGGTTGGTTGGAACACGGCAAAGAAAGCCATGTTTTTGCCTATTTTTGCGCCTATAATTAATAATGTATAAGAAAATGGTAAAGGCAAGAATACTGACACTTAGCAAAGTGATGCCTCAACATAACAAGTATGACTCGGTTAAGGCTCGCAAGCGAAGACAAGAACACGGCAGGGACGAGGAGTTACTCAGCCGATGCAGAAATGCTTGGAATAACCTGAGCGGTGTGCGAGAAACGAGGGCGAGAACGATGCGCTACTGTATGGGCGACCAATGGAGTGACACCATCAGAGTATACCATCATGGCTACTGGGAAGAAATGACGGAGCGCACCTATATGGAGAAGCGAAACCAGACACCTATGAGCAACAACATCATGGTGAGCATTCTGGAGTCTATTGCCGGTCTTTATGCCAAGCAGGGAACGGAACCGGTATGCTTTGCAAGAGACAGCGACTCCCGGCAACTGAGCGACATGATGAGCGCAACAATGCAATGCAACTGGCAGACAACGTACATGCAAGATGTGCTAAACCACGCCATTAAGGACTATCTTATGGGCGGCCAGATGTTTGTCAGAGAGAGTTGGGAGGCGAAGGAGCTTGAAATGCCCGACTCATGGACGGACGCGATGGAACCCGACCACATGTTTTTTGAATGCGGCAGCGACCCACGACACAACGACGTGAGTCTTATCGGTGTGCTGCATGACGTGAGTCGAGAAGACTTGTATCAGAAGTTTGCCAAAAAGGAATATGGGCTTACAGAAGATGATCTGAACGCCATCTTTGATATTTATCCTTTGGACGATAACAGCTACGGCTATGAGTTTAACGAAGAAAAGGCGTTGGAGAATCTCTGTTTCGACCATAGCAACAAGGGAAGACATTATTCCAGAGTGATTGAGGTGTGGACCACGGAAACCAAACCAAGACTGCAATGTTTTGACCCGATTGCTACCACAGGAACCGGTGCTTACTTCCGCATAGACTTGGATGATACTGCGATGATACAGAAGCTACGCAACGACAACATGAAGCGCAAGCAGCAGTATGACGAAATGGGTATAGCAGAAGAAGACAGAGCCTACATTACCAGCGAAGAGATTGCAGATAAGTACTGGTATTATACCTACATGGCGCCAGACGGAACTATCCTCTGCCAGGGCGAAACACCATACGATTATAAGAGTCATCCTTTCACGATGAAACTCTATCCGTATATCAACGGAGAGATTCATCCATTCCTTGCCAACATCATAGACCAGCAGCGATACATCAACCGACTGATTGTGATGAACGACATGGCCATCAGAAGCAGTTTCAAGGGATTCAAGATGATCCCTACAAATGTGCTTAACGGCAGAACACCAGAGCAGTTTATGGAAGAGGCGGTAGAGTATGAAGGATGGATATTCTACAAGCCATCGGTGAAGACACCGAATGTAAAGCCAGAGATTATCACATCAAACGCCGTGAACATCGGTACAAATGAACTCTTGCAGATAGAGCTAAACCTGATTAGAGAGGTTACCAACGTGAGCGGAGCTTTGCAGGGCAAGACTCCATCGGCAGGAACATCGGCAGCCAGATATGCACAGGAAAGCCAGAATGCAACCACGTCTCTGTATACCATCCTTGCCGACATGGACGTGTTTACGGAGAAACTGGCAACCAAGAAGTGCATGACTATCCAGCAGTACTACGAAGACGGAAGAAGGGTTTACGACCGGAACTTCAATACGGTTTACAAGTACGACCGCCTTTCGGCAAGAGATATTCACTTCAAGATCAGCATCAAGAATGCAGCAGCTACGGCAGCCTTCAACACGATGCAAAACGATACGCTTGACAAGCTTCTTGAAATGGGCGGTATCAACATCATCCAGTATCTGCAGAACCTCAACGCACCATTTGCAGACAAGTTGCTTGCCAGCGTACAGGAGCAGCAGGCTCAACTTGAACAGATGTATCAGCAGCAACAGGCAATGGCTATGCAGCAAGGTGGCGGTCAGGTAGAAAACGGAATTGTGCAGGGCGCAGACCAGAATGCGGTAGCACAGGCACAGAGTGCATTAGGATATAACAGAGCAGCATAAGATATGGAAGTACAGATAACGATAGAAATGGAGAAGGTGATGAGTGAGGTGAACAAACACTTCGCTCTCATCGGAAAACGCCTGAAAGACAAGAACGGCGATACGATGTTTGCCAAGACCACTCTATCTTCGGAAGAGAAAGGTATCATGAAGCAGTATATCAACGCTGCGGCAGAAACATTTGTAGCAGAGCTGGCACCACAAGTAACCTATTACAAGAACGGAGACGCGATGGTGATTAAGTTTGAGAACAGCAGATGGGCAGACGGAGAAAACGGCATTACCGTTCCATTTGAAGGCAACTTCATCGGCTATGTGATAGCCTATGTATCGAATGCAGTGTTGGGAATGACAGAACCAGACCTAGCCAAGAAGTATGCGGAGGACATGGCTAATCATATAGCAGCTGCCATTAAGCTGATTTATCATAAGACTCCACCGGCAAGCAGCAACATGAGTCTGGCAGATATGACAGGAGAAGTAATCATTGACTAAAAAGGAAAAGATATGATCATAAAATTTCAAATCATCAAATCGGTAGTGATTGAAGCGGTAAAGGCAACAACCTACCTGAAAGCAAAGATAGATACTGCGGCAGACAACAATGCTGCAAAAGTAGGCTTTAACGAGGCTGCTGGCGACGACCAAGTACACGAAAGAGTGCTGACGCATGACTTCGATACTTCGCTGGAGATTGTGAAGACTATTCTTGCCGAGTATCTTGTGCCGAACGCACAGACCATAGGAGACAACATTATCTATTACGACAACAAGACGGATGATGTGGTAGAGTTTATCATCAACGCTTCACGAAGATGCAACGGAACGCTGACCGATACACTTGCCCGACTGGTGGCAAAGTATGTGGAAGACTACATGACCTTCCAATGGTGGACGAGAACCACGAATCTGAAACAGGCTGAGATTTACCAAGCATCACTCGCCATTGATGAGCAGAGCATTAGAAGATGTTTCGTTCTGAGTGGTCCGGCAGTTCCTACTGTTCCATACACCCAGCATCTGACCGCCAAGGTGGACGGAAGCGAAGAGGACGGAGCAGTAACCATTCGTATTGACGATATGGAAGTTACCCTATCCTACTCTATTGACGAAGGAACCATTGATGATATTGAGGCAAGAAGCAGCGACCCTAGCATCTTGGAAGTACACAGAAGTCAGGAGCCACATGCTTTCTGGCTGAAGCCTATCAATACAGGTGTAGCAATCATCACTCTGTTCTCCAGACACAGCGACAAACTGGAAGTGGAAGTAGAAGCAACCGTAGCAAAGGAGGTATAAGATGGAGTTTAATAAATTACACCCAACACATTTTATCCGAGAGAGAGGATGGAAGCCCGAGCCAAATCCTTTCTTGCCGAAGCCGCGAAGAGCAGGGCACGGCTATTGGGACAAACACATCTTTATCTATGCCACACAACTCTGGTATGATATAGATGCAAATACCAACATGGTAGGACGAGCAAGACGGAACATGAAGGACGCGCAAGGTGAAGACATTCCGACAAGCGAGAACGATCAGGAACGTCCACTTTTCTACCGATGGTTTGACAAGTATATTAATAAGGTGGAAGCGAATCTGTCTGCCTATGTAATGAAACCAGAAGGAAGGGTTAGAGATAATGCCCTGAGAGAATGGGATGAGAAGGAGATATGGCTGAAATTTCCCGACTATTGGGATGATACCAAATATGATGCACTCGTCAAGCTGATACACGACTATATCGTGACCGGTGCGCTATACGAATACTTTATTCGCACATTGACGAGCAAGGACCCTCTGACGATAGACCAGATGAACCAACTGGACGAACTGGAGATAGACATCATAGACTGCGCCAACTCAACCAAGCCGGGCAGTATGATTCATACTCTGAAACCCTTCGGATAATAAAAAGCGAGCGTATGGAAGATTTTGAAATGGATGGATTTAAGTCTGTAAGGGAGATACAGAAAGAGAAGAAGGAGAAGGTAAAGAAACTTCTCCCTGCAAGGAAGAGTGCCCAAAAGGAATATATCAGAGACTGGCTGGCAAGGAACCAAGAACAGTTTGAGGATTGTATGAACAAACTGGCAGAGTATGATCCTAAGACGTACGTCACCATCTACAAAGACCTTACCAAGCACATGATACCAAAGCAGACAGAAGTAAGCGTTACACACGGTATAGATGCAGACTTCAAACAGCTCATGGCACTCGGTATGACAACCGTAGAGGACGAAGACGAGGCAGACGTGCTGGATATAAGCAAAGCACCCGAGATACAGGATGCAGATTTTGAGGAACTAAACGATTTAACGGATGGCTCTAGCAACTGAACAGGAAACAGATAATCTCGTAGCGGAAAATCAGAAGCGATACGATGAGATTTATGGCACCTACGACCCTATGACGGGCGAAGGTTGCTATAACTTTGAGCATCGTGTGAAGATAGAACTATCCGATTTCTTCATTCCTAAGATGTGGGTTCCGAAGAAGACTGCCAAATCTGTTCTGTTCAGAGGTCTGAGAAAGATGGGCAGCCTGAAAGACTACATCAACTATGTGTTACACCAGAAGGATGATGCCCAGCATTTCCAGATGCTTACCTTTGCCATCTGTAGAGTGAGATTCATGGAAGACCCCGAGTTTGCCCTATACGTGACGGATAAGATTGAGGATAAGAAGACCGGTAAGATGATTCCTTTCAAGCTGAACTATCCTCAAAGAAAGCTACTGAAGATTATGGAAGACCTGCGGAATGCCCACAAGCCGGTGTTCGTGGTTATTCTGAAGGCACGTCAGTGGGGCGGTTCTACCCTATCACAGCTTTACATCAAATGGATTCAGGACTATAGGCGCGATGGTTGGAATGCCATTGTGCTTGCCCAACAGAAGAATACCGCCAAGAAGATTAAGGCGATGTACCGAAAAGCTTTGGAGCGGCAACCGGGGTGGACCGTGGGACATCAGGGCGCAAAACTCCAGTTCTCGCCATACGAAAATTCTCCTGACGATTTTCAGGTAACGGATGGTGTGAAGGCAATCAGGCGAAGCACGCTGACGGTAGCATCCTTCGAGAACTTCGATTCTGTGCGTGGTAGCAACTTCCACTGCGCCCACTATTCGGAGGTAGCCTATTGGAAGAAGACACCAGAGCATGATCCTGAGGGTGTGATTTCTTCTATATCCGGTGGTATCGACCCATTGGAAGACAACGTGGAGATATTCGAGAGTACCGGTAGAGGAAATTCTGGTTTCTTCTACGACAAGTGCCAGTTGGCAATGGACCCAAAGAATAATGATGCTTATTCGTTCCTCTTTATTCCTTGTTTCTTCATCGAGAAGGATATGACTCTTGTAGAGAACAGAAGAGCATTTGCCAAGTGGCTTTTGCAGAACAGAGACCGAAGCACCTGTCCGAAGGGCTATCGTGAGACAGGAAAGTTCTTCTGGCGAATGTGGCAGAAGGGTGCTTGCTTTGAGGCGATAGAATGGTACAGAAACTACAGAAACAAGTTTACCACCCATGCGGCATGTGCTACCGAGGCTCCTATTGATGAGGAAGATGCGTTCAGAAACTCTGGCAGACTGGTATTCAATCCTTATTCTATAGACGACATGCAGGCTATGTATAAGCAAGACCCTAAGTTTACTGCCGACATCGTAGTGAACATCAGCGTGAAGGATGATAATACCATTCCGAACTCGAAGGTGAAGCTGAGAGACGATGGCGAGGGAGACTTGAAGATTTGGGCTGTGCCAAACTGTCTGCAAGTGGAGAACAGATATTTGGTGAGCGTGGATATTGGCGGTAAGAGCACGACATCGGACTATACCGTTATGACCGTGATAGACCGATTCGGTATGATTCCTACGGTGAAGGGCAAGCCAAAGGTGGTAGCGAGATACAGAGGACATGTAAGGCATGATAAACTGGCATGGATGGCTGCTGCCCTAGCCCATTATTATGATGATGCGCTGCTGGTGATAGAGAGTAATACTGCCGACCGAGAGAAGAACAACAACACGGAGGGTGATCACTTCCTGACCATTTTGCAGGAGATTGCCGACTACTACGATAATCTGTATCAGAGAACGAGCAGTTCGGAGAATGTGGAAGACAACGTACTGGCGAAGTATGGTTTCCAGACCAACAAACTGACGAAGCAACAGGTGATTGACAACTTGGAAGAGTTTATTGATGATAACCTGTATGAGGAGCCAGACAAGGAAATGTATCATGAGTTGCGCATCTATGAGCGACATGATGATGGCAGCTTGGGTAATATCGTGGGTAACGGAAACCATGATGATGTGGTAATGAGTACCGGCATCGGTCTCTTAGTAAGTCTTACTGACATGGAGAAGCCTAGCTGGAAGAAAGCGGAAAGAAGAAGCCGTGGTGGCGATGGTGTTCATACGGCGGCGAAAATCTAGGGGGAATGTTGAGTGTTGAATGTTGAGTGTTGAATTAATAGTGTTAAATTATTATGGAAAGAAACTTAGAAAGAAAGACTTTAAGCTTTAGCAAGGGCATGACGAATGTGCCTAGCGACTTGCTTTCAGATGATTCTGAACTGCTGGAGAGTGACGGATTTATCTTTAAGGATGGGGAAATGAAGGCGGTACAGAAGGGGGTGGAAATCGGCAACGTTCCTTATAAGATAATGTACGTTCACAAGATGGCAGACTATGAAAATATCATTGCTTATGATGGGACGGCGAATATATACTGGTATACAAAAGATACCAGTGGGAACATCGCAAGCCCTGCTGATGGGGTAACGAAAAGTTTCAATGTAGGAACGGTTTATGATGTAAAAAGTATTGGTAATACTTTGGTTTGCGCCACTAGCGAAGGACTTCACTATTTACTTTTCAAAGGAAACAAATATAAAGATTTGGGTAAAGATCTGCCTCGTTTAGAATATGATTTTACTTTTGAGCGACCGACGGGCAACTATACCCAGGAAGAAAGCGGAAGAACATTATGTAATGCCGAGAATGCTATCGAGACAAAACAAGGAGAAAGCTATTTTAATCCATTAAACCATACGTTCATTCAGGCAGGAGGCGTAAAACCCGATGGCAGCGAAACCAAATCATATACAATGTTTAGCATTAAGGTATCATCAGATTCAAAATATGAGAATGAGTTTCAAGAAACCATTCAAGGGCATGTAGCGCAAGCAATAAACTGGGCAAAGAGCAAGAATATGTTTGCTTTTCCTTTCTTTCTAAGATGCGCTTTCCGCATGTTTGATGGTTCATACTGCAGAATAACTACGCCTATAGTATGCTATCCAACAGTAAATAAAAACTGTATGTTCAGTTCTGCTGTTTTTGATAGTACACACAACACCTATATGGATTTACATCAGATGGGGGGTGCAGGAAGTATGTTCTACTTTATAGAATACAGGGAGCTGCTATTCAGATTTGAATCAATATCTAACGACTGGAGCGACATCATCAAAGAGATAGTTGTTTTTGCGTCAGATCAAGTAGTGCCATTCTATATAGATAAAGGTTGGCATTTTGAAAGTCCGAATGGCTTGCATAAGAAATATGCTTATGCTAATTTTGGGTATAAAACTTACGAAGAAAAGCTCTTGAATTATGACGTGGATGGCTCGACAAGCACAGATACAACTAAAGAACCATATACCAGAGCGGTACATGACGAACTTTTACCAAAATACAAGAGTGATGATCAGATTATATCCGAATTACTCTCGAAAACAGTTTTTTACAAATTATTCACAGTTCCAATAAGTGGCAGTCATATTGGTGGTAGCAATTATCATTACACCGTTACCGGCAAGGGTGGAGAACCGGCATTTATTAGTGATGGGACATTGGAGAACCTTCTGGAGCAGGAGCAACTGAATGTGGATGATTACTACGGATGGGCTTCTTTGAGTGCCGAATCCATTTACAATTACAATGGCAGACTGAATCTTATTGGAACAAAACGAACTCCTTTTGCAGGTTTCGCCAAATTTGTAGGAAAAGACAGGTTTGAGGATGACGCATTTTTGATGTATACGCACATCGTTTCAGATAAATGTGATACATGGATTGAAAGAAGTGTTACTGCCGATGAAGATTTTCTGCAAGGATGGCTGTTTTATCCAGACCCGAATGCTACGGAGGTTATTTTTTACTCTGCAGGGAAATATATCAGAATTAATCTAAAGGCACATCCTAGATTAAATGGTGCTTATACGTTTCCTGTACTTCCACCAAATAAGCCAAAGAAGTTTACAGAAATCAGTGAAAGCGAATTGCTAAAGATTGTAACAAGCGTAAATGATAAAGAAAATTTGAACTCTCAGATTTTCACTTCTGTAGTCAACAATCCATTTGTATTTGAGGCATCGGGAGATAATACAGTTGGAACCGGAAAGATACTCGGAATTATTGCCAACACAGAGGCGGTAAGCCAAGGTCAGTTCGGTCAATACCCATTGATGGTATTTACGGACGAAGGTATCTACGGCTTGTCGGTTAACTCGGAAGGACTCTATAGCAGAGCCTATCCAATATCAAGAGAGGTATGTAATGAGGATTCGCCACTGGTGCCGACGGACAGGCTTGTGTTCTTTGCTTCAAAGAAAGGACTGATGGCGGCAAGCGGTGGAAGTGTAGCCTGCATGAGCGAACAGATGAGGGGAAGAGCGCCGAGGAACTTTGCAACCTTCGGGGAAGGCAAGTTTCTGGATTTTCTGAAAGACTGCTTTATTGCTTACGATTACAGAGACTCCATATTGAGAATATTCAGCAAGGGAAAATCGTACCAATACATATATAATATGGTGGATAAGACCTTCTCAATGGTGAATAGCGGCATAGAGGCACAGGCGGTAGTGAATGATTATCCGGATAATCTGATACAAGATACTAACGGAAACGTCTACTCACTCACGGCAAAGCCGGACATCAACGAAGATACAGAAAGCTATAGCGGCTCATTTACTACCAGACCTTTGAAGCTGGGCGGCAGCATGACATTGAAATCGCTGAGAGCGGTGAAGCATCTGTTTGATTCGGACGAAGGTACGATTGGGCTGGAGATATACGGAAGCAACGACTGCAAGCACTGGTGCAAGCTGCCAAGCGTCGGCGGCAAGCCTTGGAAGTACTTTACTTTCAAGTATACGCTGCAGAACTTCAAGGCTGCTGATTCCTTTGCTGGCAGTATAGTAGAGGTACAAAGCAGACGAGAAGATAAAATGAGATAATTCTTTCATACGCGCTAATTTATGATAACATGAAAAAGGCGGCTGCTCATCACGAGTGGTCGCCTTTAAAATTAGTTATGAAAAACATTTTTAAAAACATGATTCTCTTTATATGTGTGTTATCTGATTTTGATATTATTTATACAATACGCTACGATGTAGCCTAGGATAAAGCAGTAAAGATGTAGAAGTCCGTTGACATTCGGCACGGCCATGGTGCAAATAATGAACGGCATCGCTTTCTTTAATGCCTCTTTCCATCGTCCGGTCCTACCCCACATCAAACCAAAGGAAGCGAATAGGAAACCGGAAAGCCCCATTGTAGGCTGACTAACATACATGGGCAGCAGACTAGCGGCATAGGCAACAGCCAGAGAAGTGACTGGTTTCATATCGTTCTTTATCTGCCAAAGCACCAGAAGGTTTACGGCAAGATGAAAGCCGTTGACATGGAAGAAGCTATACAGGATATGATTCTGCCAAGGGCAACCGGGATAGAAACCGACATGCCAAGTACACAGAACGAGGCAGATGATGCTAAGCACCAGCTTTGTTCGAAAGTTTCTTCTTACGAAGGTCCATTTCTCTGTAATTTTTTCCATACTTCTTATAGTAAGCGAAAATGAATTTGAGATTACTTGGCTGGATAAAGAACTCTGGTGCAGGCTCAGATACCAAGAACTGGCAGATAAACCATAAAGATTTGCCCACGAACTCCTTGCGCTGCGTCATTTCGTTCATCCTATTGAACAGCGTATAGTACAACTTCTGCCGAATCGGCTTCATGCTATCCACCTTTGAGAAATCGCCGACTGCCATTCTGCGGAGTATATCCCAAGCTCTTTTGGGAGAAACATAGTATCTCGGAGCAGGAGAATGGACCACCTTTTCCCAAGCCTCCTGTTGGGAATGGCAATTAGGAGCTATCTCCCGATACGCCTTCATCAGATCATCCCTCTGTCTGTCAATCAATTCGTAATTTGCTCTTGCCATATAAATGCTGCATTAAGATGTTGCAAATATACATATTATTTAGAATATGACCAAATAAGCGCATAAAGATTTAAATAAGTTTAATATTAGGCTGGTTTTCATGGCATAACGAAAGAAAAAGTTTAATTTTGCAACAAAATGAGACGCATATCACAGAAACAGTTAGCAAAAAGTAAAATTAAACCACAAAATCGTAACAAAATGAGAACAAAACAGGAATCACCTCTCTCGAAAGAGGAGGAAGCCTTAGTAATGGAAGGCTTATTGAGTAGGAAGATTTGGAGGTTCTATGAACTTCTATCAAAGTGGGCACCCATACCATTGATGCTAGGTCACTGGTATGGCGTATGGGACTATGGGCATTATCCCTAGACCAACAGTTGTAGATACCAATCTCAACGGGAACTGCATCATCTGGATTTATGTACTGGCATACATTTATATGCCACTGACCATGATACCGGTAAGTTTCTTCTTCAGATACTGCTGGATTTTCCGTATTCCGTTCTTTTATTTTTTCGGTATCAACGCTATCAGACTATACTATCGGCACTGGCTCATCACTCCCGAGCAGTTGGAGATGCACCATGTGTTTATCATATTCACTTTAATGCTTTACGCTTATGGATTTATCAAAATCGCTCTATCGAATAGCAGAATCTGCCTTTGGGATGCTAAGAAACGATGAGTGTGGGTTTACAGAGGAAGAAGAGAGGATTGTGCAGAGGAATCTTCTTTACTGGATGGAAAGGAAGCATCACTTTGACGAGCAACTGGGCAGAGCCTGCATCGCCAACATCTATTATTTCGATAATGATGTTCACAAGAAGTATGCTCCTTACTTCGGGTTTGATGAGTTGAAGGAGGACTATGAAAGGTTATCATGGAACATACCGGACTACAACTTCTGGGATTTTGCGGTAACGATGAATAAGATGTATGCTGACCATATAGACGTGGTGGGCAAATGGTCGAAGAACAAAGATACCACAAGAAAAAGAATCTCGGAACTGGCTATCAGTTTCCTCTGTGACGAATCGACAAACCACCCGACTGATAAAATCTGGTGGTACATGAACAGCTAAGTTGGAACACGGCAAAAGCTATTGAAAAGCCTTTTATCTTTGTAGCCATTAATCATAAATAATGATATATGGCAGAGATAGTACATACATTTTTACAAGAGCACCTGTATAGATCGGCATTGGTTATTGCCATCTGCATGGGTGCTCTTATCATTTCTATGGGCGTGGACCTGTTCTTCGGCATCAAGAAAGCGAAAGAGAACGGACTGGCTACGACAAGTACAGGATTCAAGAAGACTTGCGACAAGGCGAGGAAATACTTCTCTCCCTTCATGGTGACGGTCTGCATAGACCTGATAGCCTGTACGGTACTGCCCTTCCCTGTCTTCTCTATGATATGGGCAGGCTATTGCGTGTTCTGTGAATTTGTAAGCGTAAGAGAGAAGAGCTGGCAGAAGGCTGAGATACGGAAGCAGGAGAAGACGGTAAGCATTCTTCTGGAGAACAAAGAAGACTTGGCCAGAGCTTTTGCTGAGATTATGAAGGAGCAGGGAAAGGAGGAGAAGAAATGAGACTGATTAAGAGAATTTTTGTTCATTGCAGTGCCTCTTCTCAGAAATGGGGTGTGAAGGAACTTTGGGATGAGTTTAAGCGCAAAGGCTGGAACAACCCCGGCTACCATTACGTGATTACTGCTGATGGTGGGATTCACCAGATGCTGCCGGTAGAAATGGTTAGCAACGGCGTGAAGGGATATAATGCTACGGCTATCAATGTAGCTTACGTTGGCGGCATCAACAAGAAGGGAAAGGCGGTAGACAACAGAACTGAGGAGCAAAAGAAATCGCTTATCACTCTGCTCACTCAGCTGAAGAAGAAATATCCGGATGCTGAAATCTTAGGGCACAGGGATATTTCGCCCGACAAGAACCATAATGGCGTGGTGGATGCTTGGGAGAGAATCAAGGAGTGTCCTTGCTTTGACGCTAAAGTTGAATACAAAGAGATATAGCTTATGAAATGGTATGACATAAGGTTTTGGAAATGGGCTTGCATCGGGCTGGTGATTGTGGCTATCCTATTGGCATTTACTGGATGCAAGACGAAGGAGTATATCAATGTTCCTTCTGTTAGAACTGAATACGTATGCAGAACTGATACTTTTGCTAAGTTGGATAGTATCTACATGAAGGATTCGGTGTATGTTTTTCAGAAAGGTGATACGGTTTTCCATAACAAGGTGGTTTATCGGGACCGGTATCATAATATATATAAGGTGAAGACGGACACGATCATCAAGACGGATTCTGTTGCCGTGCCTTATCCTATAGAGCGACAACTGACGAAGAACGAGCAAAGGCTGATGTCGCTGGGCAGATGCTATATCGCTTTTCTGTTCATACTGGCGGCTTGCGCGATTGGGTTCACTCTCTGGTACAGAAACAAAAAATGCTAGCTTATGGCGAAGATTAGCGAAGAACTGCAGATGATTGATTCGCTCCTGATGGAATTTCATGAGCGGATTCAGAGCGGAAGATGCTTAACTAACAAACAGCAAAATGCTTTCATGTTAGATTTTCTGCACCGCATCGCCAACAAAGACGAGCCTATCAGCAAGGCTGAGGCATGCGGCTATGTTCATGTTTCCAGGGCTACCTTTGACCGTCTTGTGAAAGAAGGCAGGCTGCCAAAGGGTAAAAAGCGGAAAGGATGGACCGAGCTAGTTTGGTACGAAAAAGATTTAGATAAATATGTAGATAGATTGGTATAGATTTTACTTTTTTATTTTTAGTTAGTTGTATTAATTAGGTTTTAAGTAGATTGTTTCATTGCAAAAAGAAATCCCCACTCGGCTGTGATAGCTGGGTGGGGATTGTGGGTTATTTATTTCATGAATGCCATCCAAATAGTTTGGTTCTTGATGGTGGTACGATGCCCGAATATAGGTTTGTAATCGGTGATTGCCTTTAGTACATCACTTACCTTTATCTGCTGTTCGTTCCACTTAAAAATGAGAGTTCCATTTGTTTTCAGTACTCTCATGCCCTCATGGATAGAATCGTTGATGAATGCTTGCCAATTTTCGGGCAGTTTGCCATATTTCTTGCATAACCAAGAGTTCTGTCCTACTTTTAGCAGATGAGGAGGGTCGAATACAACCATATTAAATGTTTTATCTTCGAATGGCAAATTAGTGCAATCGGCTATCATATCGGGTTGTATGTCTAATTTGCGTCCATCACATAATGTGTCGTGAAATTCTCTTATGTCGGTAAAAAGAACCTGTGGGTCTTGCTTGTCGAAATAAAACATACGAGATCCACAACACATATCTAATATTCTTTGTTTCATATACTACTTCTTTGTTAGTTTAATTGCCTTTATAAGGCGATGATCTCCTGCTATTTTACCGGAATCTTTCTTACCATGATAATAACCAAATCTATAAGCCCAATATCGGGTTTTATAGACTTGCTTCATTATCTTCTTTGCTAATCTAACCTTCATACGCTACTTATATAAAATTGTTACTCTTCTACTTTTATCGACCTTCAATATAGCCTCTTTGGCTTTATCAACCGAAGGAAACAAATACACTGGGCAAAGGTTATATGCGCCATAGTCCCAATAATGGATAAGTCCAAATAACAATGAATGTCTCTTATCTACACGATAAGCAAGTATTGGATTATCCTGAGAATCGTAATGTATGCCTTTAACAGCCTTGCTTTTATGATACATATCTACTATTCTATATATTGCCATAACTATTCTCCTTTAAGTTCCCTTCTCTTTAATTCTATTCTCGTGACACTGAATCATACGTTTATAAAATTCTATCATCTTTCTATTAACGAAAACAGTATCAAATTCACCTATATAGTAATCTCCATTTAAGAGATTACTGACGTGTATTCTTACAACGTCTTGCGTCCAGTTATCTATAAAAAGATAATAGGTTTCACGATTAGGGTGTACCATAAGGTACTCGTAGAAGTGGAATTTATCATTTTTAATAAATGTCACTCCGCAACCTTTTCCGCAATGAATGAAATGGTTTGATAACTAATTCCATACCTACACCTCCATTTCTGAACTAAGTCCTAGACCGAAGAAAAGGTGCTGTAAATCTGACACATTTCTAACGTCTGTTAACCAAACTATATTATCGTTTACAACTTTGTAAACAGAATATCTATCATACTTTCCACATAGATGTAGATGATAGCTATCGTTTATATAATCTTCTTTATCTTTCACCCACCCATTCTTTTCTAGAATCTCAGTAGTAAGAGGAACTCCAGATAATCTTACTGGGTTTACTGGATTTCTTACATCAGATAATTTATAACCATTTGATGCAGATATATCTATAATTGTATGTATTCTGTTTTTATACATAACAATATCACCAACAATATATTTCTGTGCCATACGCTTTACTCCTTAAAACATAATTCTATAGTCCTTTCAGAGAAGGTTTCTTACTGAGAATGAACTTCTGTAAATCTTCAAAATCTATCGGGAAGAGCGCACAATATTTATACTTTAATGTGCAGACAAATCTTCCGTTGAGCATTACATCAAATACAAATGTTTTCATTGATTTCCTCCTTCATTTGGAAACAAATCATCAAGATAAAGCCACTTTTCTATAGGTGCTCTCTCAATAAATCCTTTCCAAGACTTGAAGTCTTTTACTTGGGATAATGAATAATAGTCGCCTATATTATAGTGTAGCAATATTCCTTCATTATATCCTTCTGGCTCTTCGCCAGCAGGATGCCACAAGTTCTTCAAGAACTCTTCTAGCATCCACTTAGCACCTAGTCCAATAGCTTCTTTGATGTCCTCTTTGTAGAACATTTCTTCCTTAGCATCATTATCGAAGACTACTTCTTCGCCATTTAACAGGAATCTATCTTCATAGATTTCTTCCTTGGCTTCTTCTATTTTCTTATCGTCTATCATCATTATCTACCCTTTCTTTTTCTAAGTTCTAACATTCTCCTAGTTCTGCGGTTTTCCTTACCACTAGGAGGGGTGCCAACAAGTTTTACTTCTGGGATTTCACAATTCTTATAGATGGAAGCTTCTTCATTGAGTGCCTTAACTACTTCTTCTGTCAAGGCTTCTTTAAGTGATACACCAGTTTGTGTTACAATTATCTTTGCATCGTCTCTAATCATACTTACTCCTCCTCTTTTGTTCCATACTCCTGTTGTAACTTCTTGACCTCGCTCACGAACTTGCTGACATCAATATCACAATCAATTACCTCTTGGTTGTTTTTGATGGCATCTTCTATCAGATGAGTGCATTCTTCGGTAAAACCACAGATATGATCACCTTCGATGGTGTAGAGATACTTGTGCGTGTTATAGTAAGCACACTGGCAGAGAGTTAAGCCCTCTGAGTTGAGGAGACCTCTTACTTCGGAATTATTGATGCGAAGGACAACCATCTTACCTTTACTAGAATAGTACTTGCGGTATTTGATGCGGTCTGCAACGATGATTGCTATAGCTACCAACAACAGGATAGCTAGCACGATGATAACATCTATTTGAATTGTATTCATAACTTTCATTTTGTTTAATTGTTTATCTTAATTCGTCCATTCTTCCAGGATTTTGGATATTCAGTTCCTTGTTGACATCGTGGAGGCTAGCGGATGGCAATGTATGCGTATCGGGGTCTAAACCCTTCGACTTGCAGTAGTTTCTCCATGCCTCTATGCCATGAGGTTTCTTTGCATCCTCTATCGCTTTCAGTCGCCCTTCTTCTTTTCTGCGCTCGTCCTCTACCCTTCCACGCTCCTTCAGCAGGTCTGCCTCGTAAGCTATCAAGGATTTCATTATATCCTGTGGATTGATTGTCTTTCCGTTGTTGATGAGCTTGTTGTATTCACCATTGGTGAAGGCTACGAAGAAGTAATCAAGTTCTGCAGGAGTTATGTAGAAATACTTTGTACAGATGCGCTGAGCAAGCAACTGAATCTGATAATCTGTCGCATTATCGTAGGCGCCCAGATAATAGAGAAGGTCTATCAGTCGTCCTGTTACCCATCCTACGAGGTCTCTGAGTCCACCACGTTTCTGAATATCCAACATGGTTTCCTTATTCTTTTTTATAGCCTCAGTTAAGGTTGCAGGACGCTGATAGTTTGCCTTATCCCTGATGATAGGCACTCGCGATGAGTCGGGCAGCGCGCTCTGAACGTTGGATATTCCGTTGTTGCTCATAATCTTGCTTTTGGATAATTTCGTCATTCCAACACTCGCCATTAAGATAAGTGAGTGGGTCTTTTCTGTACACAGGGTCGGGCGTAGATGCTACGTAAAGGGGTGTAGCTTTCATACAAGCTACCTTATCGTTAAGGCTTAACTTCTTCCACTTAGCCTCTGCCTTCTTGCGACATCGTTTTTTATTGTAGACATTCCACCATTCCTCAAAAGGCGGTTCGGAGACCAACATCTGTTTTTGCTCTTCTTCAACCTCTAAGTCTACCGTCTCCACTTCGGCATTATTGTCGAACAACTCAGAAGGCTTGTAATACTTACCCGTAAGCGCCCATCTTGCACCGGCTACAAAAGCATCTTGAAGAGGTTCGCTTTCCGAATATTTATTAGCCTCTGAATGGATTTCCTTTAACGTTTTCATAAGCTATATGATTTTGATGATTTATACCCAACCGGCACCCGAGTTCTCGAGTTCTCGCTTGCAATACTGCAAGCCGACTTGGTCGTCGGGTTCCGGAATCATGATGCTGCGGACATTTGCGTAATCTATCACGTTTCGGATAACGCTGCTAGCCTCTGCTGTATTGAGGGAAGTAAGAGGCTTGTATTTGCGGTTGCCTGTCTTGTCTACCTCATCGGTATAGAAGATGTAGCTGCAAACATTGCGCTGAATATCACGAAGCGTTTCGTAGAAGGTCTGCCCTAGTTTTAGGGCGAGATAGCTAATCATGAAGTGAAGATAACTTGACTGCTTGTCGGTCTGAATGGGGTGAAACTTCTTTATTTCGATTTTAAAGCCACATTCTTTGGCCTTCTGGACTTCCTTCACGATTCTGAGATAGTCACGAGGATCATTAGGATTGTATACACTCATATTTTAATAATTACATTAGATTGATTACTAAACCCTTGCAAGCATAGTCGGTTGGAACACCGAGGACCTGCTGGAATTTGTTTACGGCAACATCGGGGTTAAGATGGCGTGCTGAACCATGAATGAGGACGATGCGCTTGGCTGTATTGGCTGCCTTGCATTCGTTGAGATACTCGATAGAGTGAGCAAGGCTCATGTGGGAAAGACGGATGCGGTCGGCTTGGCTGACTATCGTCTTGCCTTCGTTTACTGCTTTCTCTAGGAGAGAATCATCATAGTTGCATTCTGCCAAGAAGTAGCGGCACCCTTGAACTACATTTTCCATATTGTAGCAATCGGTGAAGAACATCATGGTTCCCATTTCCGGATGATGAATGAGGAAAGAGAAACAAGGCACATCGTGTTCTACCTTCATCGGGGTTATGCTGAAAGCACCAAGGTGATAGGTCTGTTCTTTAATCATGCCTTTTACTCCCTTGCATTTCTCAGATAACTCTTCTGTAGAGTAAGCATCGATTCCTGCTCTCAGAAAGTCTTTGGCATTTTTTGCATGATCGCCTTTCAGCCGTGGGAGTGACTGATAATCACTCCCACGCATTTTGATGTTTTGAGGTTTGCAACTTTCTTTACTTCCTGCAACGGACGACCTGCCTCTATACAGAGCTGCTGACCATTACTAGCCTCTAGTACGTAGCTATTGCCAAGACTTCCTGTATTAACCGTTATTAATTTCATCTTTATATCTCCAAATAGTTTTATCTTTTGTTTTACGCCTACCATGAATATAGCACCAAATAGCAGCTTGTGATAGCCCAACCTTTCTAGCAGCTTCTCCTGTAGAAACGTAAACACCCAAAACATTACCATGTACATCAAGGTGCTCTACTGTTTTCTTGGTTTTAATAGAAGCAATTCTTTTGTCATACACCTCATTGCTAGACATTATTTTGCAGAACTTTTTCCTGAAATTCTCGTCCTTATATCTATTTCTTGCAATTTCGGCTAATTTGTCCCTCAACTCAGGACGATCTTCTAACAGTTTTATCCGAATTTCACTCTGGCGCTGCCTAGAAATTTCATTCATGCTATTTTCGTGCGGAGTAACCCATCGTAGGTTTTTTATTCTGTTATCATCACGGATGGTATTTATGTGGTCTATAAATGGTTTGCTTTGTGGATTTGGTATGAATGCTTGCGCAACCAACCTATGCACTTTTATTAGAGTGCCCTTTGAACCTTGTTTATTATGCAACCTAACCATCAAATACCCATCTTTCCGAGTTAGAGTTTTAATATTTTCTCTATTATGCCTAACTCTTCCATCCTTGTAATAAACAACATGGGATAGTACCTTCACTCTTCCCATGTTGCTTACCGCATAGTGTGGATAATCTTTAATAATTCTCCACTCCTCTTCCATTAACTCAAACTAAACTTTTGAGCCTGTGGCTGCTCATCATGTACTTCTTCGGCATTCACGGCTTGGCCGGTATCAGCATTGATCGTAATAACGTTCTTTGCCTCGGCAAACTCCTCATCACGCTGAACGATGGCAGAAGGAGCCTCATCAAGGTTCGTGATGTCATTTGATTCGATAGAGAGTTCTCCCCACTTCGACAGGAGCCTTCTGAGAACAGTCTTGATGGCCATACTTTCGAAATTGGAATACCATCCTACGCCTTCGCCACTTCCGTTGGCAGCCTGCTTGAGAGCCATTTCCTTCAGCTTCTCAGCATCGACCTTTTCGCTGAACTTAACGGTAGGACTATACTGCTTTGCATAGCGACATACCTCATCAAGCGTCATATAGAGAAGTTTGGTAAGACCATCCTTCTTCTTGAAGTAGGCGAAGTAACCGATTGGAGTATTTGAAATCTGAGCACCCGAAAGGTCAAGCTTTCCTGTAACCTTGTCGTAATGGTTGAACTCGCCTTCGTATACGACATCAGCGTTGATTGTCTCGTACTTGCCGGTACGCATAGCCAACTGGAGATAACCCTTCGTACCGATAACGAGCGTAGGAGTCATTACTCCTTTGTTCTTGAACGGAAGGAGATACGCCTGTCCTAGCTGCTTATTGAGAGGCAAGCGAAGGGATGCTGCTTTCAGAGCCTCAGCCATCAAGTCGTTAGGTTTACACTGGAGCAACTTTTCATCGGATGAAAAGATTTCCATGAGTGAGGTACAGAAAGCACCTTTGTTCTCCTTGAGCGAACTCTGCAACAGGCTTTGGTAATAGCTATTGTTCATTACCGCCTGAAAATTCTTAACTGCTACTGCCTTCTGAGAAGGCTGCGTCTTTGCTACTGCTGTATCTGCCATGATTACTTCTCCTCTTCTTTATGATTGATTAATACCTTAGCGATACCAGCCAAGGCTATTGTTCCCAAAGCAAGATTGATTTCACCACTTTCCGGAAGAAGTTCTTTCGGATCAACCTCTACGCTATCGTGGCTATCTAACCACTTCTTTATCCGGCTCGAATCCGTTCCGTCCTTCATGCCTCCTCCTAACGCTAGAGTACCCTTGATAAGGTCTTTGTCAACCAACATTTCTAATTTTAAAGTTTCTGCCATGATTTTTATTTACTTATATGTTTGATTAATTCTTCTTTTGTTTTAAACACTTCGCTTTCTTTCCTTGTTGGGAAAACTGCGAACTTATACTGAATAGAGCAAGGTGCCTTGCCTATCTGCTGAAAGAATACACCTACGATGTTTGCATGTCGGATTTTATACCCATCGAGCAGATAGACTGCGTCACCTATATCGAACTTTGTCTTGATTTGCATGATGTGTTTCAATCCATTGTGGCCAGAGCGAAATACTCAACCTTCAGTTTATCATCCTTCGATACTACCAGACGGATTTGCTGACCGCCTGTGCTGAGCGGACGGTTAACGCTTTCGCATTCATCGAGCACAACAGGAACCGATACATCATAGAACTGGCCGATAGTGCGCGCGATGTCGATTCCGGCATTCACCTTGGCAGCACCATTGAGGCGGCTGTAAGGCACACCATTGTGATAACATTCGCAATAAGGTTTCTTCTCACCATCGAGTTTTGGAAGGAACAGACTCCATTTTACGAAACGGAAGTGCTGATTGACCTTATCTTCGAGAGCCTTGCAAGACAACTGATAGAACTCGTTTGTGATGTTGAGTTTATCATCAATATCATCAAGCTGCTCCTGAAAGATGGCTTTATCCTTCTGTGCTGCTTCGATATGCGTCATTGTGTTGTCGTAAGATGCTTTTGAGGCGAGGAGTTCGAGGACTTCATCGTGTCTTTCATCGAGCGGCTTTCGCTCTTCAGCGAGTGCTTGAAGTAACTTGTCGTTATCCTCGTTGCTATCTGATGGTTTGTTGAGTTCTGCCTGCAACTCACCAATCTCTTTCACTACCTGCTGATATTCTTCTTTATGGATAAGAATCTCCTCGTAGGTACTAGGAACATCTGCATCAACATCTGCCTTATGCTTTTCTGCCTCTTTGAGGACTTGGTTAGCCCTGACAAGCTGGTTTGTGGTGGTCTGACGATCATCATTCAGTTTATCCAACTCTTTGTTGAGTTCGGTGTATGCGCTTTGTAGTTTGGCAAACTCATTGTTGAGTTCCTTCATATCCTCTGCCTTGCGAGAATTGAACCGATTCTGAGATTCCTGTTTGAGGAGCTGAACATCACCGAGAGGGAGAGCCTGACCACAATGAGGACAAAAACCTTCCTTATCATCCCATTCCCAAGTGCGCTTGGCAATCTCATCGCTGCGCTTGTTCAAGTCGCTAACCTTCTTCTTGCACTCTTCAATCTGAGCGTTTATCTGAACCTCGGTGGTAGGATAGCCACTCATGACGGCTTTGAGGTTGTCAACCGTAGATTCTGCCTTGTTGAAGGCTGCGTTGGCGTTGAGAACATCGCTTTGGTGCTTGGTCATGCTATCGGTAGACTCCTTATCTGCGCCCTGCTCTATCATTCGCTTGCGCTTTTCGGCAAATTCAATCTTTTTTCTGATTCCGTCAAGGCGAACTCTGTCTGCTCCACCGGTGCGAATCTGCTGAATCTTGTTGTCAATCTCCACCAGTTTTTCTTGCAGTTCAGCCTTTTCTTTACCCATGGCCTCCCAATCCTGCTTTGGTGGAAGGGTCTTGTCGAGTTCGGCAAGTCTGATAGGAACTGCATCGAGTTCCTTCTGAACTTCTGTGCGCTTGTGCTTGAGGTGGTGAAGAATGGCATCAATGTCTTTCTGTTTGAGGAGTTCAATAAGATAGTCATACTTCTCTTCGCCCTTCGTGATGTCTTCGACTGAAATGTCACCTGCCAACGACTGAAGGAATGCACGCTGATTCTGCCAAGTCATACCAAGGAACAGATTAGGACAGATGCACCACGCAAATGGGTCTTCTTGGAAGATTCCGTCAACTACGTTGCTGAAATCTCCGGCGGTAGTCAATTCTCCATCAACATAGTACTTAAAGGTGTTGGTGCATTTATCACCTTTCCACTTGTCGGTCAGAACTCGCTTGAACGAGATTTCATCACCATCTACCAACATAACCAACTCGGATGAATGCTCTATCTCCTTGATGATATTGTGATTCTCATCGAAGGTTTTGATGTCGAGCTGCATGCCGTTTGTGCCAGTACCGAATAATGTGTACATGATGGCGTTGCCGATAGTGCTCTTGCCTCTTCCGTTGTCTCCCGAGATAACAGTAAGGTCTTCTCCGAAATCGAAGACTCCGGCACGGATGCCACAGAAATTTTGCAATTTAAGCGTCTTGAATAGGATTTTCTTCATTTTTATCTTTGTTTAAAGTTTCTTCTTTTTCTCTCAGTTCCTTATCGTATTCCTCGAATGCTCTTGCTGTAGCGTAGGTGAACTGGTCGCTATTTCGCATTGCGTTCAAGATAAGGTTTTTGAGGTCTTCGGGCGATGCGTGCATGAATGCGTATGCCTTCGGAATGGTTCTGTCACCCATGAGGACGATACAACGGAAATGCTTTGCCTCATCCCCCATCTTGTCAACTATATCAAGTACCTTCTTGATATGATTGAAAAAATTCTGTCTGATATTCTTTTTCATGATTTTGTTTTAAAACCTACCCATGCTCGGGTGTTAACCGAGAAATGGGCAGGGAAAATATTAAACAACAAACTAAGCCTTATCTGTTGATCCTAAACCGCTACGAGTGCCGATTACTTTGCCAAGTTCCAAGTTTGTATCTGGAACGTAAGTGAAGGCGCCTTGGCAGATGCGTAGGGAATAAGGGATGATAAACTTGAAACCGAGCAGGCGCATGATGCGATGCTTTAACCTCCATCTGCCCGACTTGACGATGGCATGGACTTCTTCACCATAGCCGCAATCAATCAAACCAAGAATCACGTCAAGATTTGCTCTGACCTTGCCTAGATAGTCGCCATGAAAGAGCCATGAAGGGAAATAAACATCTAACAACATTCCTTTGCCCGACATGCCACTACGTGGCTGAATCAGCATTTTCATATTTGATGGAAGTTGTATCTTGAACCCGAGCGGAACGTAAAAGCGTTTGTTTGGAGATACTTCCGTGTCCTTGCTGCAATGAAGGTCGTAAGCGGCATCCGTCTCATACGCCTTTGTTGGGAAACACCCATGTGTTACCAATTCTACATTGATTTTTGTACCTGATTTACTCATTATTATATATATGTTTATGATTATCGAAGAAGACTTGCGGCTGTAGACAATGCGCGGATAAGTTCAACGCAATTATCTTTAGTTAAAAGAACCGCTTGAGTCATACCATCATCTAAAGTAAAACCATCAACTTCAACAAGTACAGCGTCCTTTTCTTCGTTAATGGTTGTTGTGCTAACAGAAATTGTACCATCGTCTTCACTAGAGTCAACATCCATATTGAAAGAATCGTTTGGCTCCTCAAAGTGCTTACCAAAGCCATCGTAAAGAGCTTTTACTTTCAACTCCATTTCGTGCGTCTTATCGAATGATTCTTTAAGAGCACTAAATATTTTCTTCTCTTTTGCCATTTTGATTATCTTTAAATTCTTTAATTACTTCTGCTACAATACTGTGTCCTTTAATTCCTAAGACTAATCTGATTTTTCGAAGGCTCATACCTTCTGAATGCAATTTTAGTATTTCATCCTTATAAAGTTCTTTCTTCGGGATTGACTTTTCTACTTTAGGTGTTGTCATTAAACCCTTTTCAATAAGTCTCCTAGAGCGTTCGGATCTTCCGAACACAAGAGAACGGACATAAGTGCTTGAAGTACCAAACCTTTCTGCAATACTCTTTAAAGAAATTCCATTTTTGAATGATTCATTCATGGATATTATCTCATCTTCAGAAAACTTTATCTTTAAGTCTTTCTCTAAAGATTGATTAGTATACTCGGTTCTACATCTACCATGTACTAACCTACAAACAAAGGCCCTTGTTACGCCATACTTTGATGCTAAATTAGCTTGTTTCATCCCTTTCTTGTAGTCCTCGAAGATTTTTACAGCTAAATCATCAGAGATTTTTCTGTTTCGCTTTGCAGCGGCTCTAGCCTTTTCGGAATAATGGTAATGACCAGCATCACGACTATATTTATTATTGTACTCCTGTGTACACCACTCTAAATTTTCTACACAATTATTCTGAGTATTGAAGTCTTTGTGATTTATCGTTTCGTAGTTGTTTGGATTCGAAATGAATGCTATGGCAACAAGACGATGAACTAAGAAAGAAAAGTCTTTTCCATCTTTTCTTAAACGAATCCTCAAATACCCATCTTTAAGATGCTGAGGAATCATAATTATGCCCCTTCTACAAGAACGAACACGTCCAAGATTACTGACCTTGTATAGTCCTTCGAAACCTACAATATCCATCCAAACCTCACCTTGTAAGTCTGGTTGTCTCTCCAAATTTCGGCTCACTACTTTCTGATTGTTCCTACGGCAAACACATCTTTTGCAAGTATGTATTTTGCCATAAAAATCTGTCATTGGCTTAGCTTTGCCACAAATTTTACAGACTCTTAGCCCATTCGTCATAATGCTTCTCCTTTTTTAGCCGTTCAACTTCCTTTTTGTAGAACTCGATGAGTTCTTGCAGCTCGAACAGAGACCAATTCTTAGCTTGGCGATGTTTCCATTCTAGCAGTTCCATCTTCTTTGAGCCAAGTTTCTTTTCTAGATACTTGCCCAAGTATATCAGATGAGAGCTATTAAATCTGTTATCATATTGGCATTCGATAGTCACGTTGTCCGGATCAAATCTCGTTGCCATGTGAATGCGTCCCCAATAATGGCTTGCGTCGCCTTTAGAGAAAGGTAAGATACGCCTGCAAGTTGGGCATTGAAACACGCCTTCATTGTTTACATCGCGAAGTCTTATATAGAGTGAGAACCACCTATCGAGCTTCTTAATAAGTGCTGGTTTGCTAAGTCCGGCCTTCGCCTTCTTCTTTTCCTGGTCCTTCTTGGCTTTATCCCAAGGAGTCTTCTTTATAGGTGTCCTCTTGAGAGGAGTTTTCCTTTTTAAACCCATATTGCACGTAATTATCATTTGTAAAGTTTGAATACTCGCCCTCGGGCTTTCCGATGTCTGAGGACACATTTTTTATCTTAGAGTTGAGGATATTTATTTTCCTCAGCTTTGACTCGTAGATTCCCAAAGGTGCCCAAGGGTTTCTTTCGAGTTCTCTGTATATTTCGAGAACCTTTCTCCGGTACTTGTGGAGAGTAGTTTCGGATAAATCTATCATAAGCCATTGATTTTGAAGGTTTAAGATAAACCTGCCTATCCTCACGGACTGGCAGGAAAGAAATATTATGAAAAACATAAAATATAAAGTCGCTGCCGCTGCTGCGACTAGACTCCAATGAAAAAATAGTCCACCTTAGGGATTCGGACCCAACTTCCCGATTTTGATAAGAATGTATTAAGGATTTACACAAAACAGTTTCGGGCGTGCTTACCAATTACACCATCGGTGGATAACGGCATCATGCGCTACCATGAATTTAAGAGCCATGCTCACCGCTTTAGCTATCAGTCATAAAGACTGATGCTCGGGGATGCGGACTTATTGAAATAGCAATCGCGCATTCCCTTATAATGACTTAACACTATTCGACTTTACACTTTTCCAATATGTCAAAGAACTTATGCCCACAAACGGACAATGGGATTGTTTCGGAAAATGCTATATATAATAAGGTATAAAACGAAAGGTGCTGGTAGAATGCTCGACCACAACATTTCCTTCTGGTTCGTGGCGCATGAATTCAACGCAAACAACTTATATTGCCACTGGGTCTATACCGCTCCACACCTAACAATTTCAAGAAAGTTATAATAACAATATCCAAAACTATATGGGGGATTCGAGACGAGTTGAACGCCTTTGCTCGGGTTTCCCCGCTCACTCCGAGTGAGCTAGCTCGATTCCCATGTTTCACTCCTATGCTCACGCACAAGAGTGAATTGTAACTAGTAACCAACTCTATCTATTGAAGATAGGTTTTGCAAATAAGAAAAAGAACTTTCTTAATTAAGCAATCGTTTAACTATGCTCACGCACAACCAAATTTACAAACGCATATTGTCTGAATAACTAATCTAAAAGTTCAACAGCCAAATATTACACACTTAACACACTTTATCTGAGTTGTGGCACCTTTACAGGTTCTGCTCCGTAGCGATTCAGAGCACAGGAACGAATGTCCTGAGCCTGTTTGCTATTACTCCGGTAAGCTAGAGCATTGTGGACTGTACTCTTGCAACAACCAAAAATTTTCATGATTTTAGGAATTTTATCTTTATCAATCAAAATTTTTTCTATTTTTACTACCTTTTTCATATTATTTTTTGTATATTTGCACCATAAATCTGTTTACAACGAGTTTTATTCTCGTTTACGGATGCAAAGATACATGTTTGTAGGCAAATATCCAAAGATATAGACATATATTTATAGTTAATTTACGTATTTACACATTTATAAACACTAGCAGTATGGAAGGATTAAGAGATAGAATCAACGAGGTAAGAGACCATTACAGGCTGACTAACAGAGGGTTTGCAGACGCTATCGGGGCAAAACCTGCTGCTACGAACAACTATTTGAACGGCACAAAGGAGCCTTCGATGGAGTTTATAGACAGAATACTGACTACATACGTAGACATTTCAGCAGATTGGCTACTTTGTGGCAGAGGCAGTATGTTTTACGATGCAGACAAGCAGACGGACGAAAAATTACTGAAAGAACTAGCAGAAACAAAAGTAAAGTTGCTAGTACAGGAAGGAGTGGTTAAGGAGTTAAAGCAAATCATCAGCGAGAAGATTGCTGAAAGAGAAAAAAGCCTTGTTGGCTAA